TTAGGCAATAATTCAATCATCAGAACTAATGGCAACTCTATCAGCACAGACATTACAATAGACAGCAGTACAAATGGCTTATCGGCAGGACCAATCACAATAGGTTCTTCTAGCACTGTAACTGTTGCAGGACATTGGACGGTAGTATGACAAGTAAACTTATAGTTGACAATATAGCAGGACGAACTACAGCAGGTAGTATAGCTGTGGTGGCAGAGGGCAATAGCACCACGACTAATCTACAGCAAGGGTTGGCTAAAGCGTGGGCAGGTGGTGATAGTGATGGCACTACTATTAGGGATAGTTTTAATATGGCAAGTAGGACAGATGAAGGCACTGGAGATTTTGATTACACTGTGACAAACGCTTTTGCTGCTCAAATAGATGACGGTGCTTGTGCAGGTATGGCTTTTGGTGGTCCTACCGTTATTAGAGGGGGTTCAGCAGAAACTACTACAACAGTTATAGATATAAAATGTAATAATATGAACGCAGATGATTTAGAAGATAGAACGCATGGGTTTATGATATTCGGAGATTTAGCATAATGGTTAGTGAACTTAGAGTAGATAAAATACATAACGAAGGTGGAGACAACGATAGCGGCATTGACCTCTCAACCAATGACCAGATAGTTCTCAAGACTGCTAACACTACTCGCCTAACTATGAACGCTACAGGTCAGACTACGATTGTTGGTGAAGGGGGTAGTACTACTACGAATTTACAACAAGGGTTAGCTAAAGCATGGGCAATGAATGAAAATACATCGGGTGCTTTTACTACACATGATTCATTTAATTTATCAGGACAAACAGATGAAGCAAATGGTCAAACAACTTTTACTATTAATAACGATATGGCAAATGCTAACTATTCAATAGTTACAGGAGGTGGAGCAAGTTCTTCACAAAGAGATAGAACAGTGGTTGTAAGATATGATGTTACTGCAAATGGCTCTTATCGGTTAGATGCCTATGACCAAAGTTCTGGTTCAGATGTAGGAATGAACACTTTAAATAGTGCAGTACACGGAGATTTAGCATAATGGCAAGTGAACTCAAAGTAAATACACTCACAGGAGTTAGCACAGCAGGTAGCATTGCAGTCACGGCTGAAGGTAATAGCACCACGACTAATCTGCAACAGGGATTAGCTAAAGCGTGGACTAATTTCAACGGCACTAGCACTATAGCACACAGAGATAGCTTTAATTGTGGCTCTTTAACTGACAGAGGTACAGGTGAGTACGATATAAACTTTACAACAAATATGGGAAATGCAAATCATTGCCCCACTGCAAATACCAACGGAGATAGTGGTACTAACAATTTTCAATCTTTAACTTTTGCTCCCACAGGAACTTCTCACAGTAGTATGACAGGAAACTCAACCTCTACTACAAGTTTAGGTTCTTTCAGCTCGTCTTCTGGTTATGCTGATGCGGCTTTAAATTTTATTAGTGTACACGGAGATTTAGCATGAGTAAAGCGGCAGAACTAGCGGCACTAATTGCCAATGTTAATAAGGGTAGCTCGTTAGGGAATAAAAATTTTATTATCAATGGAAATTGTAGCGTAAATCAACGTGTCAGTGTTTCAATGGCACATGATGGAACTACCGAAAGTTATGGAGTAGATAGATTTAATTTACGTATGCAAAATGCAGATGAGTTAGATGGAACATTTAGCCAAGCAACAGATGCACCTGCAGGAACAGGTTTAACAACTTCTCTTAAATGGACAACTGGCACGGCTGAAAGTGCTATAGCTTCAGATGAATTTGTAGACATACATCAAAAAATTGAAGCACAAAATTTACAAAGTTTAGACTTTGGTTCTTCTGATGCAAAACCAGTAGCATTATCTTTTTATGTTAAGTCGAGTCAAACAGGTACATTTGCATTTAATTTATATCAAGAAGATGATAATAGAAACATAGGTGGTACTTATACAATAAGTTCAGCCAACACATGGGAGTATAAAAGTTTTTCTTTTGCAGGAGACACAGTTGGTATTATTGATAATAATAACGGAGCAGGGATTTGGGTAGTTTTTGCTTTAGCGGCAGGAAGTGATTACAAAGGCACAGACAATACAACAGGGTGGGCAACTACACCTAATACACGATTTCATCATGGTCACGCACAAGATGGAGTTATTACTACTGCCTCTGCTACTTGGCAAATTACAGGAGTACAGTTAGAAATTGGAGAAAAAGCTACCGAATTTGAGCATGAACCATTTGAGACTACACTATCTAAGTGTCATAGATATTTTCATCGTTGGCAAGCAGATACGGCAAGCGACTCTATGTGTACTGGTTGTATGATAAGTGATACACTGTTTCTTGGAGATTATTTTTTAAAAGAAACAATGAGACAAGCACCTTCTATATCTCATGTTGGAACTTTTAAAGTTAGAATTAAAGCAAATGATAGAGCTTGTGGCAACCCATCATTAAATAGGGCAACTAATCAAAATGTTCAAATGAGTTTAACTTTAACTGCTGATAATAATGAAAATGGGTTTGGTTGTTTTTTAAAGGCATCTGGTGATGATGCTGATGCTTTAGTTAATTTAGATGCGGAGTTATAAAATGAAAATAGAAAACGCACAGTATACAAAAGACGCAGATAATAAACCCTATGCAATACGAGTGATTATTGGGGGTATAACTTGGAGTGTACCACCAATAGAAGGCAATCGCCATTATGACGAGATAATGAAACAAGTTAAAGAAGGTACACTAACAATTAAGGACGTTGATTAATGAGTGAAAATGTAATACAAATTAATGGTAAAGACTATGATACTAACAACCTTAGTCGTGAGCAGAACTATCTTGTAGCTCAGATAAAAAGCCTACAAGCAAAGAGCAATTCACATAAGTTTGAGTTAGACCAGACTCAGGCAGCACTTAATCAGTTTACTAATGCTCTCATCTCCTCTATTGAAAAGAAAGAATCTAACACTGCAGTACAGACTGCCATAACAAACTAGAGGTGTGCCATAGACCCATTAACAGTCAGTGCGGCAATCTCTACAGCTACGGCTGCATATAATGGGATTAAGAAAGCTTTCGCTGCAGGTAGAGACTTGGAGGCGATGGCAGGTGATTTGTCACGTTGGATGGGAGCAGTAAGTGACGTAGACCACATACACAAATCGTCTAAGTCACCATCAGTATTAAAGAAAATGTTCTCTGCACAGTCAGTAGAACAAGAGGCGATAGAGGCATTTACTGCAAAGAAGAAACTAGAGCAACAAAGAGATGACCTAAAAACATATATCATGTTTACACAAGGCACTAAGGCTTGGGATGAGCTACTTCAGACAGAGGCTAATATCCGTAAGCAAAGAAAGAAAATGATATATGAAGCACAAGAGCGTAGAGAGAAAATTGTATTATGGGTTAGTAGTGTTCTCATATTCGCTGTTTGTGCTGCTATTCTTTTCGCTTTTACCTATGGGTTATGGGTCTTGGACAACAGCTAGTGAACACAAGTTTCAACCCACGCTAAACAACGGACACCTGACAGTTTGTAGATTGAAGAAAATACACAAGAGACATGACTCTGCAGGAAAAAAGAATACAATAAGTTGGTGGTGTTTATACGAAGGTGCAAATGGTAGTGGGTTCTTAGAGATGGTGGAGTCATACACACAATGTCCTAGAGAAGTTATCTGCCCCTATGACCCAAAGGATAGACCACCATCTATAAATGACATGTTAGACGCAATGAAGGATGCTTTTAAATAATGGAAATTAGCCCTGTAATATTTTGGAATATCATACTTACACTCGTTATAGCTCCTGCCTTCTGGTCGTTTAGGGGGTTGTTAGCTGAAGTAAAACGCATAGATATTCTTCTTAATAAAACAAGAGAAGAGTATGCTTCAAGAGAAGATGTCAAAGAAGAGATGAAGATAGTTCACGAAGCTATGCACCGTATAGAAGACAAATTAGATAAACTGTTGATTAAAGGTTAAATTAAATGGCGATGACAGTAGAACAAGCGTACCAGATACTCTCTAAGTTTCATGGGTACACAGGTCCTAGAACAAAGAGGGCTATCAGTCAGTTTGTTAATGCTAGAGACTTACCTGTTGCTGTAAAAAATAGGGGTGGTCTTATTGGTATGCAAGAGGGAGGAGATACAGAGAAGAAAGAAAAGCCTTCTGGAGAAACTGTAGAAACTGAACAGCCCAAAGGTGATAAAAAAGATGATGTAGGTACTAATCCACCTCCTCCTGATTATACTCCAGAAGATGTACAAAAAGGACAACAACAACTTATTGGAGGGGCTTTTACTGACCCTAGTACTGTTGTAGATAAACCTACAGTTAAAACAATAGACCCTGATACTACTGGAACAGAGATTGCAGATACAAAAGGTCAGGTAAGTGATGAAGATACTCCGAAAATAAAAGATGATGACATAGAATCACCTACCGCAAAAACAGCAGATACTCCTACTGATGTGACAGCACAGACTTATACTGCAGATAAATCTGCTGATAAGATGAAAGAGTTAACTGAAGGTAAGATTAAACAAAAACAAAAAGTTGATGCTGAAGGAAACCCAATGGTGGATGCGGAAGGCAACCCCATTATGGAAGATGTTATAGACCCTGAAACTGGAGAGCCAGTTAGAGAGGGTGGTTTTGAGGCTGAACAAATAGATAAAGATACTATTACTAAAGTTGAAGGTCAGAAGAAAGAAAGGGTTAAGAAAGACGCAGAAGGTAATGTTGTCTATCAATTAGACGCAGAAGGTAATAGACTTCTTGATGCTGATGGTAATCCCATACCACAGATGGAAACTTATACCGATATTGAAGATAAGAAAGCAGCTACTCTTAGTGAGGAGGAGATAGAAAAACTAAAGGCTACTGCTGCTACTCGTACTCTTCAGGATGGTAGTAAGGTTAAACAAACTCCTCAACTAGATGCAGATGGAAACCCTGTTCTAGATGCAGAGGGTAATCCAATTATGGTTGATATGTTGGATGCTCAGGGTAATCCTGTAATGGAAGAGAGCGAACTTATATCAGGCTCTGCAGTTGACCAAGCTAAAATAAAAGAAGAGATGGACAAAGCTGAAGCTGCCTCCATGAGAGATGAACTCAAAGATATACTTGGAGAGTTTGATGATGGTAAAACTCCTACGTGGGCAGCAGGAGCTATGCGTAAAGCTAATCAGGTATTAGCAGCCAGAGGTCTGAGTGCATCTTCAATGGCAGGACAGGCTGTTATACAGGCTATGATGGAGAGCGCATTACCTATCGCACAGATAGATACAAGTAATAAACAACAGATGGCTGTTCTAAAAGCAGAGCAACGTGCTAAGTTTTTGCAACAAGAGTTTGACCAAAATTTTGAAACTAAAGTTAGAAATGCAGCAAAGATTAGCGAAATAGCTAATATGAACTTTACTGCAGAGCAACAGGTGATACTAGAAAACTCTAGGTTTGCACAGACTGCAGCTTTGCAGAACTTAACTAATGAACAGGCTGTTGTAATGGCAGAGATTGCACAGATTGCTTCTCTTGAAACACAAGGTCTAAGCAATATGCAACAGGCACAAGTAGAGAACGCTAAGAATTTATTACAGGTAGATATTTCCAATCTAGAAGCTGCTCAACAGACTGAGTTACTTAAATCAACTCAACAGGCTAATGCGTTACTTACAGATGTTGCCTCTGAAAATGCGGCAAAACAATTTAATGCCGCAAGTCAAAATCAAATCAATGAGTTTAACAAATCAATACAGACTCAGGTTAAACAATTTAATGCAGCACAACAGAATAGTATGGCTCAGTTTAGTGCAGGTCAAGAAAATTCTATTGCACAATTTAATGCCTCAATGGAAAATCAAAGAGATATGTTTAATGCACAGAACTCTCTGGTAATAGCACAGGCTAATGCAAAGTGGAGACAAGATACATCTACTATAAATACTGCTGCTGAAAATCAGGCTAACTTTGAGTTTGCTAAAATGACTAATGGTTTATCCATGCAAGCGTTAGACCAGATATGGCAGAGAGAAAGAGACTTAATGCAGTTTGCTGTTGCTCAATCAGAGAGTGCATTAGACAGAGCTACTAAACTTTTACTAGGGGATAAAAATCTAGAGGGTATTAGAAAACAAATAGAGGCTACAGAGGGTGCAGCTAAATCTAATTTCTTTGCAAGATTGTTGTTTGGTAACTCGGGAATATTTGGTGACAAAGGTTTATTTGGTTTAGGTGATGATTAGGAGTTAATTAGTGTCTTTAGATTATGTAAAAAGATTAAAAGAGTTAAGAAGGTTAGACTACGTAGAAAAACCTATGGAAGTCAATGAGAAGTCTTTAGTTAAAAAACCTAAAGACAAGAAAGAAAAAGATGTAGAGAAAAATCCTATACAATCTTTTCAAGAGAATGCTTTCTTGCAAATAATGTTAAGTAATGATAGATTAAAAAGAGGACAAGATGACACAGTTTGACCGTCCAGTACCCGGAAGTTCTTTAACAACTCCACCTAAGGCACAGGCATATGAAAGACCTCCTGAGATTACTAATCCTAAGGAAGCCTTAGAAAGACACTTAGATAATCTTGATAATAGAGATGCAATAGAAGACATTTTATTTTTTACACAGTCAGGTATGGATGTTAAGTCTTTGAATGAGGGTTTATTAAGGAGTGCAGTTGCTACTGGTATTCACTCTATAGATGTAAGTTTAATAATAGCTCCACTCTTACATGAGTATATTGTAGGAAGACTTGATGCTTTAGGTGCAGATTACGATGAAGGAATAGATAATATTAAAGCAAGAGAAAATTTAAGGTTTAACAGAAACCTAAGTATTGCTAAAAGATTTACGGATAATATTAAACCTAACAGAGAACCAATAGATGAAATGGATTTAGAAAAAACTGATACTCCAACTGAACTTATGGAGACTGTAGAAGAAACACCGCCTCCTGCTAAAGAGATGGGATTAATGCAAAGACCAGATAGAGGAGTAATGTAATGGTTTGGTCAGGATTTTTTACAGGATTAATGGACTACCAAAAAGAGGTAGATGAAAATAAAAAATATAAAGAAGCTTTTAAGTTAAAAAAAGATGCTTTTGATTTAGACCTAGAGAAATTTGAATTAGAAAAAGAAACTCTAGAGTATACTAAACAAAAGAATAGAGATGATAACTTCATAGATATGGCGAAGATAATTAGTAAAAATGGGGGCTTTGGTGCAGGTAGTACTGTAGGGTATGGAGAGGGAGAGATGTATGATACTTCTGGAAAATATAGAGGTCCAGATAATGCTCACTACATGCAACAAATTCTTACAGAGTTTCCTAATGTAGATAAAAGTGCGTTATCAAAAGTCTATGGTGCAAGCAATCTGGCTTCAAATGTAGGGTATAGATTGTATAATGCACTAACTGCACTTAGAGATATGAAACCAGACAAAAGATTATCTGTAGAAGATGTATCTAGTTTTTTTAATAATGTTGTTGTAACTGAAGTAACACCAAACAATCCTTTTTCAAATATAGATACAAAAGATGTAAGTCCATACTTAAAAGATATACTGAGTCTGTATGAAAATAAAACTTTTTCACAGATAACTTTTCCAACTGCTACTGAAGCAGTTGAAATTTCAGAGGTAGGGGAAAAGAATGCAGAAAGCACTATTCATAAATTTTTAGTAGATAAACAAAAAAGAGAGATAGAAGCACTTCTTGATAGACAGACTACATTAACTAATAAGAAAAACAGGAGTGACATAGAAAGGTTAGAATTAGAATTTATAATCCAAAGGTCAACTTTATTAGAGAGTTTAGATTTAAGTCCAGATAATCCTCTTAAATTATTTGAAACATATGGAAGTAAACTTCAATATGAAAGATACAAACCAATATATTCAAAGACTTATCCCGGTAAAAAACTTCCAGATGTAGCTTTAAATCCTAGTTTGAAGATATCTAGAGTTCCGATAAAGTTTGAAAGTAAACATATAATGATAGACCCAACTACTAATCAACCTGACAATGCTGTAGGGTTTATAAACTATTTAGTAGCTAAAGGTTTATTAGAGTATGGTCATCCAGTTATTCTTCCTGACGGAACAATAGGAAAAGCAGAGTAAATGATATATCAGTCTGAAGAAGAAATACCTTTTATTGGAAAAGGTAATATAAATGGTGTTTTTAACAACCTTGTTGATAAAGAAGAGGAAGAAGAAGATAAGTTTGGTATATCATTAGATATAGATGATGACACAAATGAAATACCTAATAATACTGACTATGAAAATGCGCCATTTATAGGTAGAGGTAATTCATATAAGCCAATAGAAATTGATGAATCTTCCATACCCTTTGTGAATGAAATCACAAGTCCATCACCTAACTTTACTGTAGAAAATTTAGCAAAAGTAGGTCCTAATAGTACATTAGTTAACTTACCAGAATATATTCTTAGTAAGGCAAAAAATCGTGGTAAAGCAAGCGATATTGCAACTTATTACTATAAGAATGATTTAACAAAAGAAGATATACTAGAAGACCCAGTGATGATGGACATCATACGTTCTTCTTTAGAAGCCAGATACTCTGACTCTATTGTTAGTCAGGGGTATGGTTTAGTCTCAGCAGGATTAGGCGCACCAATGGGCGGTCTCGGTAGAGACTACAGAAGTCAATCTAATGAGAAAGTCTTTGAGACTTGGCAAAATTGGATGCGTCTTTTAAATTCCCTAAACTCTGTTACTGTTGCTAACGAAGTATCTGCAGGTCTTCTTGCGAATGACGATGAGCGTTCCAAGATGGGTGCAGGATATTATCTTATGTCACGCATGGATAATGCTTTTGTAGGAAGAGGTACTTGGAGAGAGATGGGAGATGCTATGTGGGATTATACAAGAGGTGCAATCCATGACCCACTTAACTTAGTTACGTTTGGTTTAGGTAAAATACTATTTGGAACAGGGCAGAAGCTTGCTGCAGAAGGTGTTAAGAGAACTGCATTAGCCTTCTATAAAAATCAATTAAATAAAGGAGTAGCTCCTGAGATTGCTAGACAAAAACTTGTTAAGTCTCTAGCAAGTAAAGAGTTACTTGGTACTACTGCTGCATTTACATTACCAGACCTAGCTCAGAATGTAACATTAGATTTATTGTCGCAGTTAAATTTAATTAATGTGGGTAATCAAGAAGAAATATCTAAATCTCAAACTACTATAGCCGCTTTCGCATCCTTATTTATTCCTGCAGTAACAATAACTAACTTTGGTTTAAGAGAGTTACGAAAGAAAGAGCCTATAAAAAGTAGTTGGCTTGGTTATATTGATATAGATAATAAGGTTAGGGAAGGATTAAAGAATGCACAGCAAATAGTTGATGAAAGAGTTAGTGCAAATGCTGATGATATAGCCTATAAAGTTGAGTCACATTTTGGTTATCGTAAACCTATTAAAGAATGGAAACAACTTCCCGGAGGTTTTAACGAAAATTTAAAAAAATGGGAAAAGATTAGGGGTGAGGCTTATAACACATTAAAAGAGTCTATAGGTGGAAATAATCCTGACGCTTTTGCAAATGATTTAGCTCACACACAACAATTTTTTAGAGAGTTTTTTTTAGACACAGTTGATAATGAAGGTAACATATTAACTAAAGGTTACTTAAGAGTATTAAAAGAAGCAGGTTTTGTTGTTCATCAGGATATGATTGATGAAAGTAAGATAACTGGTGTAATGGCAGAGTCAATGAAATATCTAAGTAATTTTACTGTAGAAAAAATTATGAAAGAATATGAATTTAGAACAGGAAAAAGTCTTAATCTACCTTATACAGTAGAAGCCTTGAGTGCTAGATATGTTAATATTGAGAGTAATGCAGGACGTACTTTACAAATATCACAAGCAATGGCTAATAATATACATAAAGAAACTAAAAATATGAATACCACCATGAAAGTTATGGCAGGTCAGATAGAAACGGACATTAGTCCAAAGAGATTTCAGTGGGCTTTGTCTATATATAAAAGACTTCTTACTTCACACCCTGCTACCACAGGTTCTAACTTAAAAGGTTTTGGTGCGTTAAATTTATTAGATGTGGCAGGAGATATAACAACTTCTGTTGGTAACATAACTTTGTCTGCATTTTATAAAACCTTAGGAGGTAATGCAAAGAAAGCAGAGTACCATGCTAGACAGGCATATGGTAATTTCTTTGGTGCTGCTAGAAAAGGTTTTAATGTACTAAATCCAGAGATGGATGTAGGATATGCAAGACTTATCCTTGACTTAAATCCTAAAGTCAAAGAGAGATTATTTAGAGATGTGTCTGGAGATGGAGGAGCATTTGATAGTTTAGCTTTATTTAATCTGGACAAGAAAAATAATCCTATATATGCAGGATTTGATAGTATTACAAAAGGAGCGCAAACTATTTCACTTATGAGACTTCAAGATGAATATTCTAAGTTGTGGGCTTTCAGTGGTAATATGAATCAAAATATTATGAAGGTATATGGAGAGTCTCCTACGCAATTTTTCTCTAGACCAGATGTAGGAATTGAAATAACTAGTCCTAAATTTATGGATGAGGTTTTACAAAAGTCTGCATGGAGAACAATGAGACAGACTGCTTCAGTCAACTGGTCACAACTACAGGGGAGAGCAGGTAACAGTTTATTTAGAGAGGGTGCTATTCTTGTAGAAAATGTTACTAATCGAACTGCAGGAGGTTTTATTATACCTTTTGGTAGTTTTATGAATACTGTTGCCGCTACTTTTGGTGATGTTACTGGGATAAATGCTGCAAGATATATGACTAGAAAAGCTCTGGGTAGAGACTTAGACCCTGAGACACAAGATTTTACTGAAGCTACCTCTAAAATGATTGTAGGTTGGTCATACGTATTGTGGAGAACATTCTACGGTGAAAATTCTGCTGTAGAAAAAGTTTCTAGGGGTGATGCTTATAATGAAAATAGAAATTCAGAGGGGGATTTAGTAGATATTACTTATGATTGGCCGCTTAATCAGGCAGACCTAATTGCTCAAATGCTTGCTCATGCAATTAGTGGAGATGGTAGAAATTTAAAAAAGGATTTAGCTGAACGTAATCCTGACGAAATATATGAATATATTATCGAACATTTTGATGTAACGCAAATACCTACAGGGTTACAAGCTAGACTTGGAGCAGAGCTTACTGGTTCTGCAGTTAGACAAGTTGACCAAGTAACGAGTTATATAGGAGAACAATTTTATTCTTTTGTAGATGGAGAAACACAAGTAGATTCTTTGTTAGACCTTTTTAATTTCATTATTGGTCTTACAGCAGATGCAGGGGCTAGAATATTTCAGGGAGGTACGAGGTTTCTTGAACCTGTTAATGTTGTAGCTAATATGGTAAGATTTGATGGTGCTACACCTGACCTAAGACAGGGCAATGAAAGAACCAATTCAGCCTTTAAATATATTAACGCTCTTCTACCCACAGAACTGTCTAGTGCAGCAACGGAAGAAACTAGAGCCACATTAGGAGAGGGTAAAGATAGAGTTCCAAACGTAAGTAAAATGTTATTTGGTGCTAGACGTTCACCTCACTCTAACATAGGTATAAAAATGTTAAATGCTGCAGGTATTCCTACTTGGAAGTTTAATAGGTGGGGAGGAGACCCCATAGTTAAGAATGCTATGGATAATATTGCAGCTCCTATCTTTGAACAAATTGCTATGGAAACATTAGAAAAATACCCTAACTATTTTCAAAGAGATTTAAATGTTAAGGTAAAAATAATAAATGAAATAATTAAACCTAAATTAAGAGAAATGACTCTGGAAGTACTAAGAAACTCTTCTCCAAAATCTTTAAGTATATTGAGAGATATAACAATAGGTGATAAAGACGCTATGAACTACGCACTAAATGTTGCAAGACAGGGTAATATAATTGGTGCGGATGATGAGTTTGATGATATAATGAAAAAAGAAAATGCAACAGATATATTAGCATACATAAAAACTATTATGGATAACTACGACACACTAACCTTTCCTCAACCTTCAGGTTCTATTTTAAGAGAAAACCTAGCCTATCAGTAGTCATCTTCTAACATATAGTCTGCCCACTCGTAGGCTTCTCTTTTCAAATCATGTTTATTTACAGCACCTTTACCTCTAGCAAGTAACCCTGCAAGTGCCTGACCTGCAAGGTATCTCCTAGATGTTAGTGGCTTGAGAGACTTAGGTGTCTGTTTCTTTCTAAATGCTTTTGCTTCTTTCTCTAGTTTAATCACTGTCAATCTATACTCCTATATCTACGATTTCACAAGTGTCACCACTACAAGCAAACGTCTGACTTCCTGCAGTCGTATCTTCCTTCTCGTAATCATCAAGGCTATCCCAGTTAATGTCATAGACAAACTTGTCTAGCATGGCATTATACTCTTTCTCTGTGCAGTCCTGATAGGGTGCTTGCTGATAGGTGTGGTCTGAGTGTGGCAAGAATGACACACCTGACATCTCATCAAAGTGTTTGAATACAAATGCACCTACCTCCATCCACTCATCGTCCTTGACAGAGACTGTTACAGAGGGTTTATGTTCACACCAGTACCTCTGGTACGTAAGCCACATTTCTAGCTGTTGTATGGCTGTCATTTCGTGTCTAATGACTGACGTATGAGGAGACTTCATGGGGAAACTGAATACAGTCTGACCATCAGGCTTCATAAAGTCTGGTTCACTAGGTACACCATTGTCAATCATAAACTTTGTGAGTGGGTCTTTGTTGTCTCCTCGTACAGTTCTGATGTAATACTTACTGTGTCGTGGATGTATTCCACTAGCAGAGTCTACTAACTGTGACACTGTGCCACTAGGCTTGACACAGGTGATAGCAGTAGATGGTGGTATTCGGAATATCTGTGACCATTCCCGGTTTGTCTCCACTGCAATCTCTCTCAGAGATTCTAGAGTTTTATCTAGTCCTTTCTTTCTCCCACTTGTTAATTCATTATCCATGATACCTGTCAGAGACACACCAAGTAATCTCTCCTCCTCTGTGTTTGTATTCCAAATCTTTCGGAGATAGGGGAACTTAGTTAATGTAGCCTGTGCAGTACCTAGTATTGTCGCTAGGACTACCTTACGTTTCAAGTCATCAAACCTATCACTCTCTCTGATGACAACCTCCGTGAGGTTACAGAATTGATAGGGGCGCAGGATAATCTCAGAGCATGGGTTGCACCCAAAGTCATAGTCAGGATTTCTCCTACCATACTTAGCAACCTGTTTCTTTGCGGATACTCTATTGAATATCCCACGCTCCCCTGACTTAGACTCAACCAGTGAGAGCCACTCCCTGAGGAATGTCTCACCATCTGGCTTGTCTGTGTAGGCTACAGAGTTGTTAGACAATGCCATCTGTGGTGCAGTCTCCCACCATTTACCAGACTTAGCGTGTCTCATTCTCTGGTCAGAGAGATTGGAGAGACTAATCATTGCTGACCGTCTTACTCCACCAGATACTACAACTTCTCCCACCTTACACATTAGATTGTGACAGTCGTAGCTAGACAGTTTACGTCCTGCATTAGCCTTGAATAATGCCACAGTAAAGTTAAATAAATCAACGAGAGGTTCAGGACCACTGGCTCTACCACCGAATATCTTCAGTCTAGCACCTGCAGGTCTAACCTTTGAGACATCCCACGATGGTATCTCGCCCATGTACAGATGTCCTATGAGTTTACGTAAAGACTTAGCCCAACCTTCTTTACTATCAACAACTTCAATAACTGTATCACACTCTTCCATATCCTCAGGAATGTCTGGTAGTCTACTTATGTATTGTCTCTCGACAGAGAAGCCAACACCTGTTCCGCACAACAGGATATACATAGCCTCGTCAAATGCTTTGGGGTCATCGACAGGTAGATAGCTACAGTTATATCCTGCAGTGTTGTCTCGTTCAAGTGCAGGTCCTGCAGTCATTAAGGCTCTCATAGATGGCATAACTTCTAGGTTGTATATTGCATCATATATCTCACCCTTAGGTAGACTGCCTTTGACTTTCTCTGCCATATAGTCAACGTATCTCTGCACTGTCTCATCCCAAGTCTCTCTCCTGTTCTCTTCATCAAGCCATCGTGCATAGCGTGACACTGCTATAAAGTTTTGGTAGTCGGTTGGTAAACTCATTCTTCTCTCCTTGTTACATCTATATCTTCTATTGTTACATCGTCTAAGTCATAAATTAAATCTTCTATCTTCTCTTTGATTACTTGTCTGTTTTGCCCACTTACTTCTAGGAAGTTAGCACCATCATCAACAGTTACTGTCATTATTATTTCATATTTTATAGTCATAGTCAAATTATTTCTGCTAGTTTAGGTGAATCAAGCTCAACTGCTTCCATGTGTGAGTCTATATAATGTTTAAATGCGTATGCTTCTTTCTCTTCAGGAAACCAAAACTCTTTTTCTACTAATTTATTGTTTTCTTCCACCTGACATACAGTAAAATATCTGCCGTTAGGTGGCACTGTATAGGGGTAATCATCCTTATCTATTAGTTTCTGCACATCAAAAGGACCTTCTGTTACAGCCCACACTTTAATTTTTTCCACCATTGTTCTTTCCCCAAAGTTTAATTAAATCCATGTAGTGTTCTACTCCTGTCATTACAATCCAAGGCTGTCTGTCTGCCCTGAAAAACACAACAGGCTCTCCTTTACCATGTTTAGATGCCTGTTCCATGTAGGCATAAACAGTTTTAAGTCCACCCTTTCTTCTCTTTACTTCTATAGAGAGTGGTATTATCTTCCTAGCTGCAGGAGAGAGTTGTATATCTTCACCTGTATCTCCCATAACTGTAGACTTAACATCGTCAGGATGTAGTTTAGGAAAAGTATCTAGTATTTTATCTCGTATCTCTTGTTGTCCTAGTCTACCTTTTGCTTTACTGTTTTTAGTCATGAAACACCTCAGGAACTCTAGGTTCTTGTACAACATTAATAAGATACTCAGGACCTGAGGAATAGATAAAGGTTCTCAGGTTCTCCCAACACAGAAACTTAAACTCACAGTAACTACACTGCATACTAAGTTTTGTGTTTTCGCTAGACTTAGACTGAGGCACAGTAGGAATACGTTCTTCTGGTATTTTACCATCTACCATGTAGATAGCCTCTAGTATCTCTTCTTCTTTCGTTTTTAGTTCCTCAGTGAAATCATAAACATCCAAACAAATATGTCCATTCTGTTTGTCAACTGCCAGAAAAGCTCCTCGTACTTTGTCTGTAACAAGAGGGTCGTTCTGACCTGCATACACATATGAACTAAGTTGTGATATGTATCCAAATGGGTCATCATCTCTAAGCTTCCCTTCTTTAAATTTCTTAAACGCATAACTACTGCAGGACTTTACATCAACTGTCATACCGTCAATGACTGCATCTCTGTGTCCTTTAACACCATGAACATCTAGTCTATCCTGTTGACCTTTAACATCATGTCCACTTGCAATGGCTAGCTGTAGTATAAACTCTTCTATCATATCTCCATAGAAGAACTTTAGAAAGGTGTTAGGAGTTAGCTCTTCCCCTTCGTCTGTCTTATTAATCTTGTACCAAAGCTTTCTCTTGCAGGGTGTACCGACAGAAGAAAGAGATAGGTATCCTCTTGGTTTCTGAGGCTCACCAAACCTTTGATTTGCAGTGAGAGCTATGCCATGACCAAGACTTTGACCTCGTAGACCATCCCAACCGCCCATACCTTTGAGCGTCTTGTTCATGTCTCTTATAAGTGTGTCAATCTTTTTCATCTGTCGTTCCTGATTTATGTTTTCTTTTTCTAAACAGTTTCTTGACTTTATTGGGGATTACCTTGAGGCTATACTGTGGACTGTGTAAAGCCCTAGCCTCAAGGTTTCTGGGCTTCAGTGATTTAGAAGAGAACTTCTTTTGCACTGTTGTCACTTACAACCCTTGGTGGGGGAGGAGTTGCAACCTCATCCTCGTCCTCAGGTTGATACTCCACATGGTTGATGACCTTAATTCGGTCAAGTCGTGTACCCACTATACCCTTACGGCTAGTGTCGTAGACAGATAGTGTAACCTGAACAGTAGAACCATTACCAATAGTTCCATCCTCTTCATAGTTCCACTTAGAACCATCAGCCTTGGTGACTACTGGTGCGCCACTATCCCAATCCCTACCTGTGTCAAACTTTCGGATAAGACGTACCTTAGTACCTCTACCCTCAGGGTCTGGTGTACCCTTCTTCATCGACTTAGAGTTACGCAGTATCTGCATATTCTCATCGTCTAGTATCATGTCAATAGTACAAGCACCGTTAAACTCTTCCCAAGCTCCTTCAAAGCCCTTCATGTCACGGTTATCTTCAAAGACTTTTGCCCATTCACCGATACCTGTTAAAACAACTTTACGTGTAGCCATATTTTACTCCTTGTTAATGTGTTAATATTATATACTACGATTTATAATGATGCAAGTATTAATGTACTTTTGCATAATTATTTCCATACTGAACATCAATACCTAGTTCAACATTCAGTCTTAACTGTTCATTGAGTCTGTCTATTGCCCAATGTAATGTCTGTGTGTGTTCCTCTTGCTCTCCCTCTCTCACGACATTAATACTCTCATCGTGAAACTGACCGACAATATTAGAACGTCTGGTACGGTAGAAAGCTACCCACTTATCAAAGCAGTAAGAGCCTGTGCTTTGATTGATGGTGGAGAAGGCATCTTTCTCGTACCTTAGTGAGTGCCAGAACTTACTAACAGGGTTCTGTATCCACATCTCATCACCAATCTTTCGTATCTTCTGTTTACTTGAGAACTTCCTGACTGACCAGTTCCTGTTCCAATATGCTTCAAGAAGTTTCTTTGCTTTATGTACACTCATACCTGTCTCTCTTGATAACTTTGCTGCACCTACTCCATATGTTGCTGAGTAGTTAACCACCTTAAAATCTTTTCGTAATGGTTTTAAATCTATCTCTCCCCTATGGTACGCATCTATATCTTTCTGTGTTATAGCACCTGCGTGTTTTGCTAAGTCAAGGTGTGGGTCAAAGCCTTCTCTTGACATCTCTGCTACATACTTAGGGTCGTATGGTTTCATATAGTGTCTCTTTGTCGTATCTTCAAGAGAGGTCATGTCAGCACCACAAAGTACATGACCCTCTGGTGCTATCAAACAACTTCTAATCTCTTTACCCCAAGGCTTCTCTACGCTAGGTAGATTAACCAGAGGTCGCTTATGTTTAAACCTGAGTGTATTAGTAAGTCCATCTATCTCTGCTCGTAGATAGCCATCTTTCTCGCACTCAACAAAGCTATTGAAGATACCTAACCTGTGTTGTATAACAGTCAGACCATCAAGAACTTCTACTGCAGGATGTTCTTTTATCAGAAGTTTGACTGACTCTGTAAGTTCTCCACTCTTCCTGACCTGTTCTACTTTCTTCTCTTCACCTGTCTGCTTGTCTTTGTTATACTTGTAGGTGCAAGGCTTCCAACCTAGTGTGTATAACCATTCTTTAACCTGCTCAGTAGAGTTAGGGTTAGCATCTTCTACACCCTTAACAACTGTCACCTCACCATCGTATGTATCAGGTAGTCCATGCTCCTCAAGAAGTTCAAACCATTTGATACCGTGTGAGGATAGACTATTATCTTTCTTATAACATACCTTTGGTTTAGTCTGTGTCTTATATAGTTTACGCATAGGCATGACTTCAGTAAGTTCAGCAACCTTCTGGTCTTGTAACTCAGTCAACTTATGCACACACTCTTGTGCAAGTTTAATATCAACTCTCCAACCAGACTGCTCTGCTTCGTTAGCACAATCCATCTTAAACTCCAGATACCTAAAGAACTTGTCCAACTCTACTTTATCCTTGTACAAAAACATAAATCTTTTCAATAGGTTAGACCAAAGAGCCTGTGTAATCCTAACATCTTGTTCGCATCTGTGTATGTAGTCGGTCACAGATAGATTGTTCCAATCTGAAATCTTAGGTTTCTCAATCCCAAAGTCTGGGAAAAAACTATCAAGCCCATGCTTCATACGTAGTGGATTAATCACCCAAGACATAGGCAGTGTGTCAAATCGTCTAGCCTTTATGTTAATGTCAAGTATCTTATTCAGCAAGGGTATGTCATACCTTATTATGTTGTGTCCTACTAAACCCTGTTGAGATAGGAGTAGGTCTCGCATCTCATCATAGTCTGTTACTGTCTTAACAGTATCATCACTGTCAGTTGAGATGTAAGATAGGCAATGTATCTTTGTAGCCTCGTCAATAAGACCATCAGCCTCTACATCAAATATTATCATGCAACCATCCTGTCATCTCTATTATCACTATCCTCAGTAAGTAGTGTAGTCTCTGGGTCATAGTATACTCTACCTGCTTTACCAAGTCTAGCAAAAGGTCTGTTCTTATCTACAATAAACTCTGTAGTATTCTGAACCACCTCGTCCTCGTTCTCTATATCTCGTTCAATCTTAATACAGATGATAGCTTCTTCCTCAAGTGATGAGGCATACTTAGTACGTCCATCATCATTGACCTGCGATATAAATACTACACCGATATTAAGTTCCTTACTAAGTTGTGCCATCCTAGCACCAAGGGATGTCAGTACAGATGTAGCACCATCTACACCTGTCTGACTGAGGTAAGCCAACCTCTGAACATGGTCTACGAATATATATTCTGCTCCGTAGACAGAAGCTGCAAGTCGAGTATACTCAAGTAATTTGAGAGGGTCATCGTGTGAACGCATTTCGAATACTATAGTGCGTTCTCCTTGAGTGGCTTCTTTTGCAGCCTCTATCACCTGTTGTTCGGATATGCCATTCTCTTTAGCATCATCCTTCGTTCTTACGTTAACTCCTAATTGGTACGTTGCCATTGCCCTGTACGTTGTGCTTCGCATCTCTTCCATGTGAAGGAGTGCGATACGTGTGTCAGGGTTTTGCAACAATCCTGTCTCAAAGTAACGTATAACTTCAGTCTTACCTGTACCCCTCGGTGCTTTGATAAAGGTCAGACCACCCTTAACAATCCCACGAATCTTATCATCCAGACCTGTGTGTCCTGTAGGAGTGTAGTCGTATGGATTTTCGTTAAGGATAGCCTGAGTGACTTCCTCATCAGAACAGAAGAAATTATCTGGAGAGTATCGTTGTGGTTTGAGGGCAGTCCACTTCAACTCCTCTCCATCACCTGCCATGAGGAACTCATTCGCATCTTTGTGTTTAGACATGGGAACATAGTATAGTTTGCTAGGAAATGCCTCGTATATTCTCTCAGCACTTCGCTTACCTGCGTCATCTAGTTCACCTGCATATATAATCTCCTTGAATGAATCAAGGTACTTGTAGTTTTGTTTGATAAACTTCTCACCAATAGAAGCAGAGGGGAGAGACTTAACAAAGTACTTCTGTCCTAGTATCTGATACAAACTTGCAGCATCAAACTCTCCTTCTGTAATATACAGTTTGTTAGAGGAGTTGGAGTTGAACTCAGGACCAAACAGTTGGTTCATACCTACACCCTTATCCTTTATCCAAGTCCTAGACTTATCGTTGTAATCTCTGTACTTGACAGTGTGTGGATACTTGTAGGCATACCTGATTGGATTACCATCGGCATCAGTCTGTACCTGTATTCCATAGAGCTTACACACATCAGGGTCAATACCTCTGATGTCATTGTATGTCATACCTTTAACTTCTATACTCATTACATTCCCTCTCTTCTTCAGTGGGTAGGAGTCAGCTACCCAGTTAAATACATCTCGTTTATTCTTTGACGGATAAGATTCCCCACAACTGTGGCAGAACCCATAGCCATCGTCATTCCAGTTGAACGCATCCGATGAACCACAGTCAGTATATGGACACGCTTGATGGGGGTTATCGCTCATACTTTTCTCCTTCTTCTACTATTATATGTATTATTAAACATAAGTCAAGAACTTTCTTTGATACCTGAGAGATAAAGTATCTTCTTATTAATTATTCCCTTCCAAGCATATTGTTTGGCACTTAGTTTTCTTTTTCTTTTTGTCTGTAATAAAAACCTATACTCATTTGGTGATAGATGCTTGTTGTCTCTAAGATATTCTATTAAATCTTTGTTAACATTAGCATATATATCCTGAGAAATTCTTTTAATACCATTAATAATGTTGTTAGTATTTATGTCCATAAACTTATTTATACAGATGTTGCCTACGTAAGTTTCATTACCATTTAATCTATTTCTTATGTGGCACAACTCTTTTATAGGGTGGTTACAGGGGCATTTGTACCAGTGGTCATGCAGTTCAATCTTATAAAGTTTCCACTCTGTCCTCGCAAGATTAAAATCTTCTGAGTTTGAAAGAGGTACAATATGTTCTATCATAGCCTCTTTATTATGTTCCTCTAAGAGATACATCTACCTTCTCCTCATCTCTAGTGCAGATTTTGCAGTGGCAAAGTTATGTTTGTTGTAAGGGTTCAAACTTTGTACGTTCCTATGTCCTGTTACAGACATGATTGCCAGTTGGTCTACACCACTTTCGATAAGTTCTACTATCGCAGTCTTTCTAAGGTCTCCCATCTGTAAGGCTGAAGGAAGCCCACACACAGACTTTACCTCATTTGCAAGGGTTGATACCTGAATGTCACCAATCGGGCTGTAGCCCCCATTATTCGGCTTCTGATGAGGTAATACGTATGGCTGCCACCCCCAATCCTCTTCCTGTTGGGTCAGTAACTCCCACAACTTGTCCTCTAGAGGTAGTTGGACAGTTGCACCACGCTTAGTCTGCTTTATTGTCACCATTTTGTTGTCTAAATCTACTGAACTCCACTTCAATAGCCTAATATCTATCGGTCTTTGACCCCATTCGTAGCAGAGTAGGGCGAGTAAGCCTATATTTCTCCACTTGAACTGTGTAAATGCAGTCTCTACGAATAATTCTACCTGTTCCTTAGCCCAAGTGACAGAGCGAGGCTCATGTGACCTCTTTTTTACCTTTGCCATTGGGTTTGAGTCAATCAACTCAAGATTTACACAGAAATTTAGTACGACAGAGAATATTCTGGACAGTTGGTTGGCATTATCTACTCCACCTCTCGCCCACAACTCGTATAACTCTGAGCAGTGGGCAACAGTGAGGTATCTTAGTGTGATGTCACCTAATTCTCTTGCGAAAAACTTACTGGCACATATTTTATTAAGACCATATGTATAAGTCTTCTGTGTTCTTGTTGACAGGGCTTTGAATTGACCTGTATTGTAGTAGTAGGAGAGAACTTGCCTTAGTGTACTGTTGATGCTCAAGTTCCCTGCCACTATCTTACCTTTACGAAAGTCCTCGACAATCTTAATTAACTTCGGTATCTCAAATCGTGCAGTCCTACCATCTCTGAACGTCTTGCTCTGAGATACACCAGAAAGTCTTGCATCTTTCGGTGGACTGAAACGATAGTGATAAGTACCATCAGTTTGTTTTATTTTTGTCGTATACTTCATCTTTCTCCTTCAGAGTTTCAATCATCTTATCTATGTACCACTTAGCTTTCTCTAAGTCTTGGATAGGTTTACCTTTGTAGTGCCATCTCCAGATGTACTTGAATGTTGCACCCCAATCATACGAAATGAACGAGGGTACATTAGCACCTTCCATCATAGCCTTCATAGCATCTATACACTCTATCCCACCTGTTGTATAGTGAGATGGGTGGTTGACCTCATCTGTAGGGTTACACACCTCACACTCTGGACAATTTAAATCATCGTCTAAAAGGTAGCCACACATAGCGCAGTGGGTCTTCGGTATTATCGGTGGTATTGACATTCTTTTTCTTTTTCTCCTCTTTTTTCTTTTCTAATTTTTCAATAACGACAAGTATGTTTTCAGACCAATCATCAGATGGGTCATCATCTTCTGCCTCCATAACTCCCCCTCTCAAGTATAAAGACCTATAGTTATACCTAAAAGAAACTTAAAGTATACTTAAAGTTTTATTTACTTTAAGTAGTAGGAGTTAAAGTGTACTTTATGTTATACATTATGTATATATTATACTGACAAATAAAAATCTGTCAAGAACTATTTTCAAAAACTTCTGGTCGTGGTGCAGGTAGAGGTAACTCCCACTTCTCTGTGTAGTCAATCATGTCAACACATTTGTTGTCAGTTTTAAAACGCTCTCTCATTTTCTCGCAGTCCTCTACATTATCAAATGTAAAAAACATCATTAAAACAAAGACTTCCTTACTCATCTTCAACTCCTTTGTATGCTTTTATCACATCAGTTGAGAACAACTTCTTGATGTTGACGAGGTACATCTTTGATGCTTTATGGTCTCCACCACTCACAACTTTCTTCTTGTCCAGACTGTCAATAAGTTTTCTTAGTGTGTCTGTTTTAAATACAAGTGTTGCATAAATGTCACCATCAATACAAAGATTATGAAACCAATAGTCTGACTCGGTGGCATCAATACCTGATGGCTGCCCCCAACTTTCAAACTCTATCGCTATGTTCCCTGTGCGTTGCCACATTCCTTTCTCAGACTTGACTTCTATCTTCTTGTCCTTGAACATGGAGACTACTTCATCTTCCATACCCAGTCCAAACTTTAAGTCTCCTGCGAAATCAATATCGTACTTCTTCCTATCTTCCTTGCATGGTCTTGTCATTAAGCATCTCCCTTAGCTTAGGTTTTCTTTTAAAGCTTTTTTAACAACTTCTTCAGCAGTGTGACCAGAGTATATCGTGTCTTTATACACTAGAGTATATCTAGGTAAACCTGCATCATAATTTTTATTAAGAGTCTGGTCTTTAACTTTAGAGTGTAGCTCTTGTTTTAATCTTAACTCTCTTATGTGTTCAAAAAAGTTTACCATACTGCATCCATATTATTACCCCTATGAAAAACACAACTAAAACTAACATATACCAGTCGTTGGGGTCTTTGTTATTCCAATAACTCATGTTTCTACTCCAAAATTACAACGCACCAACAATACAAATATAAACAATGTGGCTACTAACATCCATTTGAGGAAGGATAGGAAGCCTGTGTATGCTATCTCTGCCTGTGCCTGTGCGTCTTGTTTTACTCTATTGTCCATTCTACTACTTCTCCTGTGTTCCATTTATCTGCTTCTTCTTGTGCTTCTTCCTTTGTGTCAAACACTTTAACAGGTGTGTCTACTGTCCACATATTATCACGCCCATACTTGACATACTCAAAGACCTCAAAGGGTTCAATCATCACTGCGTACTTCATCAGCTTTCTCCTCTATTAGTTCATAGTCACATTGCCAACAGTTACCCTCAGGTTTACCAAAATCTCCAATGTCTACCAGTAGATAGAGTAGTTTTTCTAATTCACACAGAGTATTGTATCGTATGTCTGCTAAATCTCTGGCATCGTTAATTAAGTCTTGTAGGTTATTCGTTCCACTCAGTAATCTTTTTCTCTGTTCCTTTGTTATTTCCATCAGCTTTCTCCTTAAAAATAAATTTTTTGTTACAGTATCCACAGATAGCTTCACCATCTTTTAGTCTATAGTATACTCTTGGGTGGTCATCTTCACACATGACAGTCTCTGTGTCTACATACTCTACATTCATTCCATTCCTCTCATTATGTGGGCTATTACATCTACAGTCCAACCATTGCCCAACATCTTGTATCTCTGTGAATTACTGATTGGTTTTGTCGTGTGTACTATATCCCATTCATCTTCATAGTTTGGGTCTTTAACAAAAACTCCATACTCAGTGTATCCGTCTGGTACTGTCTGTAATCTCTCACATTCTTTTGGAGTTAAAGCTCTCCAATACATCTCATTATGGTTGACCACCACATTATCCTTAGTCAGGGTTGTAAGTGTACCTGTCTTTTCATCTGCCCTCGTTTCAATACGAGGCTGCATAGGTATGTCCATGTTGTAGTCATCTCGCTTACCTGTGTCAGGATTTATCCTTCTATTAATGACAGAACCACAGACTATCTTAGGTTCTCTGTGTCCACCCTGCATGGTAGTCAAGGCAGGTGACTTACCTGATGTGGCATACACTCGCTTGATAATGTCATACCCTTTGAGGTCAGCTTCACCAACCTGATGACAACCCTTAGTGTCAAACACTAACTGTCTTCTGGACTTCTCGTAGTACATCTTCATGCTACCACCCTTGAAGTAGTTGGCATCTACACAGTATGCTTTGTCTCTGTCTACCATACCATCTTCAACTATGTCCTTGAGTACAATGCCCTTGTCCTCCCACTCATCAACAGGGATGTTAGTCCAATACAATCTCTTGCGATTGTGTGCAGAGAAGTCAGAACTGTTTATCATTATAGGTTGCACACCTAAGTCTTCAGATATTCTGTCCTGATGCTCCTGTTTCATCATCACATTCTCAAAGAGAAAATACTTAGGCTTAAGTCCTCGTAGTGCATCAACAATAAGATGAGATAGGTCACGCTCATCCTCATCTGCCTTACCTTTACCTGCCACCGAATAAGGTTGGCAAGGAAAGCCACCCATCAGTAAGTAAACATCTTTACCAATCAGGTTAGTCCAATTTCTAGCGTCACCATGTCGGATAGCATTGGGATAGCGATACCTACTGACTGCTTCAGCATACTTGTCTACCTCAAAGGTGTGGTACTCTATCAGCTTGTCCTCTGGTGTCACCAACTGAAAGGATAAGTCTTTGTATCCCAACTTGTTGAGTGCCAGATGTCCACACGACATACCATCACATAAACTTGCTACAATCTTAGTCATCTCCATACACCTCCTCCATATCTTCGTTCACTACATCCCATTCCTCAGGTGTCACTCCTGAGATAAGGAACTCTCTTTCAGATGGTGAAAGGTGGGGGAATACATTCTGTATCAACTCCCCATCCTGCCATCTCTCTATCTGTTCATTCGTGACAGGTAAAAGCATTGTATTCTTCTCACCTGTCATCACACTTTGCTTAGTAATCAACATCATATATCCCTCCTATTTTATTAATGTCATCATACCTGTCATCAAAACCTTTGTCAACATAATATTTTGCTAAGTGTTCAAGATGTTCCTGCTCAGTAGTATGTATAAGGTGTCTGTCCTCATCATACTCATTCAGTAACCATCTTCGGAACTCTATCTTAGAGGAGAAGGTGAAACCCTCCCCCTCATAGTCATCAATAACATAATACATCAATGCACCTCCTGACCTATATGTAAGGCATTGTCTTTGCTAAAGTGCATCTTGACTGTATCTGGTGTAGTTATGTATTCGTTGCCACTCGCAATGTCTTTTATCAGGTATGGCTTTGTTCTAGCCTTGCGTCTGTACCCTGACAGTATGAAAGTTCTACCATCTATCCTAGCAGTCTTGGTGATGTCTAGGTTATGTATCTCTGCCCATTGCTCCAAGTCTTTCTCAGCCTGAGATTTAGCACCCTTTACCTTAATGTTTAGCTTGAATGTTACCTCATCATCATTGAATGATGCGTTGCCTACAAGTATTTCATAGCCCTCTAACTCTATCATGCCTTGTAGCTTATCTCTCAAGTCTTTTACTGTCTTTCTATTTAACATTTACCAACTCCATTTTATATGGTTTATAATTTCGACACCACTTGTACTCTCACAACTGTTGCCCTCGTCATCACACCCTATCACTAGTCCTCTGTTCACTAGCTTTATTGGTTCTTTCCATCTGTGCCAATTAAAGCTCCATCTAGACTGTATCGGTGCGTACAAGCCCTCATCATCTATGTATATCCCATCACTACCAAAAGGTATCGCCACCACATCAAAGAACCTAGGTTTGAAACCATCTGTGGTCAGTAACTCATAGATATTCTCTATATTCCCATCATAGTCTATCTCTGATACTTTCTGCTCTATTGGGTCTATTAATATCGCTCTCATCTACTCCTCCTTCATTACTAAATCATCTTTATACAACATATTCAAGATGTCAGTTGCTAGTCCTACCCTAGCCCTAAAATGCCCTCTCATATAGGATTCATTCTCAAACTCAGGTTTATCTAATTCTTCTAGTGCTTTCTCACCATCAGCCTTCACCTTCAACAAGGCTAGGTGTATGTCATGCACTGTCCAATCTAATTTACTAGTCATATTTATATTCCTTCTTTTATTAATCTGTAATAGTTGTAACACAACAGACCAAAACCTGTCAAGCCTATTGGTGTCATTATTATTAAAAATACTATTAGTGCAGTATCCATTCTACAACTCTCCTATCTTTACTAATGTATCTAATACCTCGCTATTCTTTAGCCAACCCACCACATCATTCGTTATGGGTGTAGTGTAGCATATATCATAGGTTTGTAGCCATTCCACATCATCGTACATCTGCGTATTTCTGCCCATGTCTTTCAATACGGCAAGCTCCCATAATCCTTTACTGCCCCCATAGCTATGCTTATGTCTCACCACACTCGCACCATAGCCATTCTTAAACTTGAACAATCTTTGCTCACCATTCTCGTCATTATGGTGGGTTCTCCGCAAGTAATTTGTTACTAAACAATCTTTCATTTTTTACCTCTCAATGTTTTATAAATATGCTCCAACTTCCACAACTCAGGGTGTTTCCTAATCCACATTCCAGAGTCAGGCATAAACTCTTCACGAAAAAATCTATCTATCAACTCATTGCCTGTCTTTTCGTTAGGGTCTATCTCTCTTGATAGCTTGTCAAATTCTGCGTCAGTCATCAGGCTATCATCATGGTATTCGTAGGCATAGCTTGCCAATGATAGCCTAATCCTATTTCTAATTTCTCTATTATGTGATGCCATGTATTCTCCTCCAAGCTACCCATGTTATAGCTTGTATTTGATAGGGTAGGTAGCTTGTACCCTCTCGCTTGTTTATCTCATCACACGCATCAATATAGGCTTGTGATATGGTCAAGTATTGTTTGGGTGTCATATTGCTTTTGTTACTACTCAGGGCAAATTTTTCACCCATATAGATAGACTTAGCGTGTCCGTCTACACATACTGTATCCTTGTTCGTCTTACACCCATATATGCAGTCAAAAAATGCCCTAGTCTTATGCCCAGATTTACCAAACAGTATATCCCTTATGTCTTGCTTAGTAGCTTTGGGTAGCATAAGCATCTCAATAGCTTTTGCTTTATTATTGCTATACGTTGACACCTTGACCTCATCCAATGGTATGCCTGATTTATAGGCAAGCACCATATTCTCAGTGTCAATAATATTCTTATGCCATTTATTATTCGGAGATAGTGCGGAGCATACACCCACCACCACCTTTAATGGTACACCAAACCTCTTGGAGATAACGACACAAGATTTGTATGCGTCAAGATACCATGCAAACCCATGTAGCTTTTCCCCAGATTTAGATAGGTAGTATGTACCTATAATATTATCTATCATATTTCACCTCTCATTGTTTTACTTAGTGATACCTCTATATTAAAAAATTGTTGTTGTAAAGTCTTATCTTAATTCCCAAAAAACTTTGGGTAAGAATTGACCTCTCAAGTATGTTTTCCCACCATAGGTAACAGATTTTACATTGCACCTATAGTTCTTATGCGTTAGCTTATATATAAAAGAATGTACTCCTTTTTTGTTGTCATTTCTTCGAGAAAAATTGTCAACGATATTGCGTACTACTAATAAATTAAAATCTTCAGCTTTTTTTGAAATTGTCATAGGTATACCTCATTACTTTCCTAGAGGTATCACTGAGTAAAACTTATTGGGGGAGCTTGTCACCTATGTCACCATAGCTACTCCCCCATTAAGATATATTTTATGGGCTTATGGATTCACCCAAAGGACAACAATGGTTGGACTTAGCCTAGAAACTCCTGCGATTTACATTCCACGCAATAACAGACAACAAGCGTAGCCACATTGACCTTACTCATTCGGCTCACCAGACAGATTGACCGTAGCTCTGGTGGATACTCTACACCCTTTTAAGACACCCAATACTCACATATGGCAAGCGTTAAGGTTAGCCCATGCAATTAAGCATTATCGGCAATAGAGGAGTTAACCTAGTCTGATATCACCCAGACAATGAGACTTACATTCCGCTCTTGGTGGCTTGCTAGTATCCGCAAGACTTGTTTTATAGTCTAACCTTATTTTAAAATTAAAGTCAAGATTAAAAAACTTTTTTATTTAGGCGGTAGTCATTTAGTCATATTCTGTTCAGTGCTTCAGGTTAGAACAAGTTGGACATTTAACCGTTTAGTTCTGGTGTTCCGTCTTCTGAACTCCTAAACAATGGCATAACGAAAAACAGATTGCAACAAAAAAAATACATAAATACCAAACTTTTTGATAACTTACTGATTTTATTGAGTTTTTAAGACAAAAAAAATTACTGATAATGTATTATTGTTATGAATACTTAATAAAAACAATGACTTACTCTATTTGTTCACTAAATGTTCTCAATTTAAGGACAGGATTAGAACAAAACGAGAACACCGTGGCAAGTGCCACCCCACCCCTGTACGTATGCGTACTCGTACTCTGCCAGAGAGGGGTAATTTAGGGTGTTAACCACTGTATATAACTGCCTGTTTTTTGTGCAGTTGTAATATTATGCCTATTTTTTAGGCATTTAGCTGCTGCACACTGCTGCGTAAGGCTGCTGCATGGTAAAATTCAGTAGGTCTTTATATTTCCCCTCTGAGGAGGGGGAGTAGGACTACAGGCAGTCTACCATATGGATTACATTTACCCCTACTCAGTGGCTAAATTTAAGCCTCTGAGAGGATATTGTATGTATACCGGGGGTGTTAAGCGGCAACACAGTGATTTTACCCTGAAAAACCTACCTGTAACGAAAAAAGAGAGGGAGGGGGCTTGACTTTAAGTAAATAATCCTATATAATACATAATGTAATACATAATAAGACTTAAAGTACACTTAATCTCCTACTCCTCTTAAGTAATTATTTAAGTTACTTTAAGTATACATAATAGAAGTTAATTTTTTGTCGTTTATTCTTGACAAAGAATGTGTTAGGAGTATAACTAGTACCATGCCCAGAGCTAAAATGTACATTAGTGATAATGTGATAGAAGAATTTTATAAAGCTTTGGCTGATGAGGACGAGTCTAAGCTGCGGAGAGTCCACATTCCACGCTCTGATGTATTCTACGTTAGAGAGAAGATAAGATTAGACACTGGAATTAAGTATACGCTAGACCATGTAGAGAGAGCTATGTATTTAGAGGGTATGCTTGATGCTAATGATGTATATAAACCCCATATGAAGAGGAAAAATTATGGCTGAAACTAAAAAAGGTAAAAAACCTGCTAGAAAAAAGCTATCTAGGTTTGAAAAATTTGTCCATAAGGTTCTGGATTTCTTTACTGGGGTAGATTCTTTTGACAGTAAAGGAAATTATATTGGAGATAAAATTCCAAGTATGACTCCTTCTCAATTAAAAGAGTTGGAGGAGATAAATCCAGAAGCAGCTAAAGAATATAAAAGAAATCCGAAGGCTTACATGAGTAAAATGATGAAAATGTATATGGGGGGAGCAGTGAAAAAGAGGAAGATGGCATTGGGCGGCATGATGGATGACAAAAAGATTAATCCTTCTACTGGTCTATCAATGAGTATGGGAGGTCTAGGAAGAAAAGTTAATCCTAGCACTGGACTATCTATGAAAAAGGGTGGCATGGTAGACTACCGTAAGTCTGGGATGTTCTATGGTGGAGGAATGGCTAGGAAAGTATAATGGCTAACGTCCTTAGTACCTCACGTTTTAAAAATGTAAAGCTAGACCTTACAACGACAAATGCTACAACTCTCTACACCTGTCCTGCGCTCATGGATACTATAGTAGAGTCAGTGCTTGTATCTGAAGATAGTGATAATGCAGACACTATTACCCTCACCATAACGAATGGTAGTGATGTATTTAGCGTATACAAAGATAAAGCAGTGGGGGCAAAGGGTACAGTAGAATTATTTTCTAAGGATTTAATATTAACCTCTGGAGATATTATAAAGGTTACTGCAGGTACAGCTAATCGCCTCCATGTTATAGCTTCTCTTGTGGAGATACCAAAAGCAACAACTGCATAACGGATTTGCATTTTTGTATCTGGTAAATTTTTGAAAATGTGGTATAATTAGCCTCGGTAATAAAAGGAGGAATACCATGTTAGAATCAATAAAAAGTTGGTGGGAAGCCGCCAGAAAAGCAAGAGAAACACGAAAAGCTTATGAAGCCTTAAAATCATTTTCTGATAAACAATTATCAGATATAGGGTTGACAAGAGCAGAAATATATGGTAAAGTTTTTGATGTAACTAAAATTAGGGAATCAGGACTTTAATATGTATCTACAAAGTAACATACCATACTTTAAAGCATGGGTTAGAAGAGAATATACTTGTAATTTTGAAAGACACCACGGAGACTTTCTACATGCAATGGTAATAGCCGTGACAAGTATGCCAAACCGTAGCCTCAGTTTTCAGGTAATATTTACCGGGTGTGAGGCAGATGAGACAGACGAAGAGAATGTACACGGTGGGGCAATGTGGGCGAGAATGCCCATCACAGCATTGGTTGGTGACACTCCATTAGATGAATGGCCGCAAGAGTTACCACCATACGTAGCACAACCTTGGGATTGCATGTCGCATGACCATTCAGTCTACGTTTTGAATAGGGCTACTCCTTCACCTTGGATTGCAAAGGTGGATGGAGAGTTCTATCCTGCGAAGTATTATTTTACTGTAGACTATACAAACAGTGAGATAGCCGATGACCCTGCTCAACACAAACAAAGTCATGTGTTAGAGTTAATGGACGCAGGAGAATATACAGGCAACATTGTTGCACTACCAAACAACAGGGTGAGAGTAACGCATCCTGCATGGTTTGAGACAGGGGAAGGCGCACCAGACTTTAAGCCAAGTCAGAGAGTGTTCCACTCAAAACAAGAGACTGAGTACGTATGGGATACTCAAAGAGTCTTTAATAACTTATATGCTAAACAGGAGGACTAAATGGCTATGAAAAGACCAATGAAAAAGAAAGGCATGGCAAGAGGCGGTGCAATGAAAAAGAAGGGTATGGCTCGAGGTGGAGCTATGAAGAAGAAGGGTTATGCAAAGGGCGGTGCAAAGATGCCTATGAGAAAAGACCCTAAGACAGGAAAGATGATTCCTGCATTCGCTATGGACGGAAAAGGTAAAATGGCGAAGGGTGGAATGATGAAGAAGAAAGGCTACGCTAAAGGTGGTGCTACTAAGAAGGGTAGTGCTAGAGGTGGAGCAATGACTCTTGCACAAATCAGAGCTGCTGCAAAGGCTAAAGGTTATAAGCTAACAAAGGCATAGTTATGACTACTAAGCAAAATAAAAGTAAAGTAAAAAAAGTCATCAAGGGTCTTAAGAAAGCTTCTAAGCTACATGCAGGACAAGCTAAATCTTTAGGCAGTCTTTCGGGATTTGCTAAAGGTGGAAGCACTGTAAATAAAGCAGGAAACTATACTAAACCTGCTATGCGTAAAAGACAGTTTGCTAGAATTAAAGCAGGTTCTAAGGGCGGTAAACCCGGTCAATGGTCTGCAAGAAAAGCACAAATGTTAGCTTCTGCTTATAAAAAAGCAGGAGGCGGTTATCGCTAAAGACCCTAGAGTAGGCACAGGTAAAAAACCTAAAGGTTCAGGACGCAGACTTTATACTGACGAAAATCCTAAGGATACTGTTAGTATAAAGTTTGCTACTGTACAAAATGCTAAAGATACAATAGCAAAGGTTAAACGTATCAGTAAACCTTATGCTAGAAAAATACAAATACTAACTGTATTAGAACAGAGAGCTAAAGTTGCAGGTAAAATGGAACAGGCAAGATTAGCAAAAGCAGCAAAGAAACAACTGAAAGCAAAACACGATGCCTCTAAAAAAAGGTAAAAGTAAAAAAGCAATCTCTTCTAATTTTAGGAAGTTAAAGAAAGAGGGTAAGCCTCGTAAACAAGCTATAGCTATAGTTCTAACCATAGCAGGGAAATCTAAGAATGGCACTCGCAAAAAGTCAAAGAAGTCTTAAAGCTTGGGGAAAACAAAAGTGGAGGACAAAGAGTGGTAAGCCGAGTTCAAAAACTGGAGAGCGTTACCTACCATCCGCTGCCATTAAAGCGTTATCCCCACAAGAGTACGCAGCAACAACTAGAGCAAAGAGGGCAGGTACAAAAAAGGGTAAACAATTTGTTAAACAACCCAAAAGTATTGCTAAGAAAACAAGAGCGTATAGGAAAGTATCGTGACACAGAAGAACTTACAAAAAGATAGTAACTTTAATAAGTACGATATGGATGGTGACGGTGTAGTCACTGATGAAGAATTAGCACATGCAAAAGAAATAGGTAAAACAGAAGCTGACTTACGTAAGCAGAGAGCGCAACGTAGGATGGCTACTGCTACACTTATAGGTATGGGAGCATTTACTGCTGCTATGTTTCTTATGGATGTAGAGAAGATTAAAGCATTAAGCGATATATCTAACCTCTTTTATATATCAGGTGCAGGTATTGTTGGTGCTTATATGGGAACATCCGCTTGGATGTCTAATCGTAATAAGTAAGGAGAAACGATGAGCGATACAAAAGATAAAGTAGAGATTTCTGAAGAAATGAAACTTGAAGAAGAAATTGCTGCAAAACAAGAGCAGCTTCATAAAATGCGTTATGGTGAAATGGAAAAAGCTTACGATGAATTTGAAGAAGCTAAAAATTTAGCGATTGAAAAATATCATACTTGGAGAAAAGCTGCTATGAAACATGGTAGAGTACCTCAAAATCTCTGGGTATACTTTAATAGGATTATTCATTGAAATCTTGGAATAAAGAGAAAACTAAAACTCTCCTCATAGCTTTATTCATAATCTGGTCAGCATATTTTATAGTGGAGTATTTATAATGAGAAGATACCTAAAAAGACTCTGGTGTGCATTAATTAATAAGAAGTGCAGTGATACCTGCACCTGTAACGAATGAGTGTACTCACAAGTCTAGTAGGACCTGTCACAGGACTTCTTGATAAGTTTATAGAGGACAAGGACCAGAAGGCAAAGCTTGCCCATGAGATTGCTACTATGGGTCAAAAACATGCTCAAGAAGCTATGCTTGCTCAACTGGAAATTAATAAAGCAGAAGCAGCGTCAGGCAGTATATTTAAAGGAGGATGGAGACCCTTTGTAGGATGGACCTGCGGCATTGCTTTTGCATATCATTTTGTTATACAGCCACTATTAATATTTATATTTGCTTATAGTGGATTAGAAACACCTGACTTACCACAGTTTGATATAAGCACTCTTCTTCCTGTCTTGGGTGGTATGTTAGGAATTGGCGGCTTACGTACATATGAAAAACAAAAGGGTTTAACAAAGTAAAGTGGAAAACATAGAGTGTCATTTATGTCACAGACCTATTCCCATCTACAACGTCTACACACTCAAACAAAAATGGAAAAGAATGCAGGGGGTATGTGAACCCTGCTATGAAAAGAAAAAGTTAGAAGAAGCTAAAAAAAGGAAGAGTAAAAATGCCATTTAACCTATCCCAAAAAAGTTTAGATAGACTTGAAGGTGTCAATGATGACATGGTGCGAGTTGTTAAGAAAGCTATTGAACTAACGAAAGTAGACTTTGGTGTAATCTGTGGGCTACGTACAGTAGAAGAACAGGAAGAACTAGTAGCCAAAGGTGCGTCACAGACCATGAAGTCTAAGCATATTGACGGACTTGCAGTAGACCTCATGGCATATCTAGGAGGGAGGGCTTCATGGGAGTTAAACCTATATGACGATATAGCAGATGCCATGAAGGAAGCTGCAAAGCTTGAAAACGTGGGGGTACGTTGGGGTGCAGCTTGGCAAATAGATAACATGGCAGATTGGGATGGCACGATGGAAGAAGCTATGAATGCCTACATAGATTTGCGAAGAAGTCAAGGCAGAAGACCCTTTATAGACGGACCACATTTTGAGTTGAGTTAATGGCAGAACGTAAACATAAAAAAGCCATGAAAGGCATGTCTGTAAAGAGTGGGGATAAACGCCCTACGAAGTCTGGTGCAGGTATGACAAAGAAGGGTGTTGCAAAATATAACAGAAGAACAGGCGGTAATCTTAAGACTGCAGTAACAGAAAAGAACCCTTCTAAGTCTAGAGCAGCAAGAAGAAAATCATATTGTGCCAGAAGTGCAGGACAAATGAAGAAATTCCCTAAAGCAGCTAAAGACCCTAATAGTCGTTTAAGACAAGCCAGAAGACGGTGGAGGTGTTAATGTGGCTTCCTATGTTACTCATATGTGGTAGTCTGGAAGCATCTTCTTGTACAGTGATAGCTCGTAATTATGACTTAGTAGATAGTGAAAAAGAGTGTATAAAGGTAGTTATGGCTAAACTTAAAGAAGCTAATGAAATAGAAAAAATAGTTTATAAGCGTCCTATGTGCCAAGAAATAATGATAGGAAAAGGTATATGAGAGAACTGACAGAAAAACAACAGAGGTTTCTTGATGTCCTATTTGAAGAGGCAGGAGGTAACTTTATAACTGCCAAAAAGATGGCAGGATACAGTGACAATGTAGCTACCTCTACTGTTACTAATCCTCTACAAGACCAGATAGCAGACTTAACAAGAAAGTTCTTAGCTTCTTCTGCTGCAAAAGCAGCATACTCAATGTATGAAGTTATGCATAGTCCAACAGATTTAGGCAATAAGGAGAAGATGGTAGCAGCAAAAGATATACTAGACCGTAGTGGTTTTACCAAGACTGACAAGGTAGAAGTAACTGCGAATAGTCCTTTGTTTATCCTACCACCAAAGAAAGATGAAGACTGATAAAGATTGGAAACTTCCGATGCCAGAAGAAACTGATGAGGGTTTTAACTGGCAACCTGTAGTGAGAATAGGGAGAACTGTACCCTTTGGTTATGAGAAAGACCCCACTGACTTAGACATATTGCAACCAGTTGTAGAAGAACTTGAGCTTTTAGAGAGAGCTAAAAAGTATCTAAAACAATATAGTTATAGAGATGTAGCCAACTGGTTAAGTGAACAGTCAGGCAGATACATATCCCACGTAGGGTTAATGAAAAGAGTAAAACTTGAACAAAAGCGTAAGAGACAAGCTTCAAATCAACGCTACCTTGCCGAAAGGTACAAGGAAGCGTTACAAAAAGCCGAAAGGCTTGAAGAAAGAATTGGTGGAAGAGCAGAAGGTTTATCCACAGCCTAAGCCAGAACCGATAGAAATAGAAGAAGCTCAGAGAGTTATCTTCCAACCTAATAAAGGACCACAAACAGAGTTTCTTTCTTCTAATGAAAGAGAAGTATTATACGGTGGTTCAGCAGGTGGAGGTAAGTCCTATGCTATGTTGGCAGACCCTGTACGCTATTTAAATAATCCGCAGTTTCGTGGGTTGCTTATAAGACGAACAACGGAGGAACTTAGAGAACTTATCTCTGTCTCCAAACAACTCTATCCAGAGGCGATACCTAATATAAGGTTTATGGAGAGAGACAAGACTTGGGTAGCTCCATCAGGTGCAACACTCTGGTTATCCTACCTTGACCGTGATGATGACGTTACACGATACCAAGGACAGGCATTTAGTTGGATAGGCTTTGACGAGTTGACACAGTGGGCAAGTCCATATCCGTTTGATTACATGCGTTCTCGACTACGTACTGCAAAAGGAAGTGGCTTAGAGTTATACCAGAGAGCTACAACTAACCCCGGAGGTGCAGGACATCAGTGGGTTAAGAAAATGTTTATAGACCCTGCTCCACATGGAACAGCGTTCTGGGCTACAGATATAGAAACAGGGCAAATACTAACAATGCCCAAAGGACATAGTCGAGAGGGAGAGCCTTTATTTAAAAGACGATTTATCCCTGCAACACTATTTGATAATCCATACTTAGCTGAAGATGGTATGTATGAAGCAAACCTACTCTCTCTACCTGAATATCAACGAAAACAATTACTAGAAGGAAATTGGGATGTCAATGAAGGAGCAGCTTTCCCAGAGTGGAACAGACAAGTGCATGTTGTCGAACCCTATAGTATTCCTAACAGTTGGGCTAAGTTTCGCGCATGTGATTATGGGTATGGTAGTCATACAGGTGTTGTCTGGATTGCAGTTGCTCCATCGGAACAACTTGTAGTCTATAGAGAATTATATGTGTCAAAAGTATTAGCTACAGACTTAGCTGATATGATACTGGAAGCAGAGGCAGAAGATGGAACTATTCGGTATGGTGTGTTGGACTCTAGCCTTTGGCATAAACGTGGCGATACTGGTCCATCTTTGGCAGAGCAGATGATAGTCAAAGGTTGTAGATGGAGACCTTCAGACAGAAGTAGAGGCTCAAGAGTAGCAGGTAAGAATGAAATACACAGAAGATTACAGATAGATGAGTTTACAGAAGAACCTAGAATGGTCTTTTTTAATACATGTACAAACTTAGCTTCACAGATACCTGCTCTTCCTTTAGATAAAAATAATTCTGAAGATGTAGACACAAATGCTGAAGACCATCTGTATGACGCACTACGATATGGAGTTATGACAAGACCAAGAAGCAGTTTATTTGATTACAATCCAGTATCTCAAAAGAGTGGATTTCAAGCAGCTGATACAACATTTGGATATTAAGGATAAATAATGGCAGAAGAAGAAATTAGTGCAGACTCTGAAAAAGCTATAGCTATTGAAGATATGGAAGAAAACTCTTTTAGTGATTCACCTGTTGGAGAAATTGTTGCTTTTGTAAAAGGTAAGTTTACTAAAGCTGAAACTGCAAGACGAGGAGATGAAGAACGATGGATACAAGCCTATAGAAACTATAGAGGTTTATATAGCCCTGAAGTTCAGTTTACCTCTACAGAAAAATCTCAAGTATTTGTAAAAGTTACCAAGACAAAAGTGCTTGCTGCATATGGGCAGTTAGTAGAAGTTCTTTTTGGTGGCAATAAGTTTCCTTTAAGTATTAATCCTACTATATTACCTGATGGTGTAGAGGATACTGTTAGCTTTGAAACTAATCCTGAACTTAAAAAAGCTACAGATAAACAAGAAGATACTTCACAAGAAATGCCTGAACTTAAGGCAGGAGAAACTTTTACAGAGTTTAATGACCGTGTAGGACCTTTACTAGATGAGTTAAAACCTATTGAGGATGATGTTAAGTTTGAACCTACAGGTAGTCCTACTTCTATCAATCTTCATCCTGCTATGGTTGCCGCCAAGAAGATGGAAAAAAAGATACATGACCAATTAGAAGAGTCAAATGCAAAGAAGCAGCTTAGAGCAGCAGCTTTTGAAGCAGCGTTATTTGGTACAGGTATTATGAAAGGACCTTTTGCTGTTGACAAAGAGTATCCTAACTGGGATGAAGAGGGTGAATATAGTCCAATGTTTAAGACTGTACCTCAAACTTCTAACGTATCTATTTGGAATTTTTATCCAGACCCTGATGCTAACAATATGGATGAGGCAGAATATGTTATTGAAAGACATAAACTATCTCGCTCTCAACTCCGAGCCTTAAAACGTAGACCATTCTTTAGACACAATGCCATTAACAAATCTCTAAATGAAGGAGAGATGTATAATAAAGAGTGGTGGGAACATGTCATGGACGATAATAACGATGATGACAGAGCAGAGCGTTTTGAAGTATTTGAGTTTTGGGGATTTGTTGATAGAGAGGTATTAGAACAACAGGATATAGAAATACCTGATGAATTAAAAGATGCAGAACAGGTAAGTGTAAATGTTTGGGTATGTAACAATAACGTACTACGACTAGTCTTAAACCCATTTACTCCTGCCTATCTCCCTTACTATGCAACACCTTATGAGATGAACCCATACAATATTTTTGGTGTAGGTATTGCTGAGAATATGGATGATACACAAACACTGATGAATGGTTTCATGCGTATGGCTGTAGATAATGCTGCACTATCAGGAAACTTACTAATAGAAGTTGATGAAACTAACCTAGTTCCCGGACAAGACTTAAGTGTTTATCCCGGAAAAGTATTCAGAAGACAAGGTGGCGCACCCGGACAGGGTATATTTGGTACTAAGTTTCCTAATGTATCTAATGAGAATATGCAGATGTTTGATAAGGCAAGACAGTTATCAGATGAAAGCACAGGCTTTCCATCCTTTGCTCACGGACAGACAGGAGTGTCAGGAGTGGGTAGAACTGCCTCTGGTATCTCAATGCTCATGAATGCTGCTAACGGCTCTATACGGAGCGTTATTAAGAATATAGACGATTATTTGTTAGGACCTTTAGGTAAAGCTTTCTTTAGCTTTAACATGCAGTTTGACTTTGACCCTGAGATACGAGGAGACCTTGAGGTTAAGGCACAGGGTACAGAAAGTCTTATGGCTAATGAAGTACGTAGTCAGAGATTGATGCAGTTCATGCAGACTGTTTCTAATCCTACTCTTGCTCCATTTGCACGGATGGATTACATAGTTAGAGAGATTGCAAAGAGTATGGACTTAGACCCTGATAAGATTGCTAACTCAATGAGTCAGGCAGCAGTACAGGCTGAGATACTTAAGAAGTTTCAGGAACAAGCTCCACAACCTCCTCAAGGTGAATTACCACAAGGAGGACAACCACCTGCTCCTGCAGGAGGACAGGTTGAAGATACGCAAGGAACAGGTGGAGGAACTATAGGTACAGGCTCAGTGCCAACACCACAAGAACCCGGATTTCCTGCTCCTACAGGGGCTATACAATGAACTTAAAAAAGCTCGTTAATGACAAAACTTTATGGGATAATTTTTTAGAATATCTAGATGATAGTATTGCTAAAAATCATACAGCATTAGAACAGGCAGATAATGCAGTTATTATTCATAGATTACAGGGAGCAATCGGTGCATTGCGTAGACTTAAATATCTTAGAGAAGAAATGAATGGAACTGAATAAGCAAACAGAAAATGCTTTTAATCTTATACCTGATGAGGATTTGCTTAAATACTCTAAACAGGATGCTTATTTTTATCTTGAAGGAGCTAAAGAAAAATCTAGAAGAGAACTTGAGGGAGCTATTGGTCTTTCTGAAGCACAACAATCTTTTAAAAACTATGAACAGATAATACAAGAAGCAAGCGGTTTAGATAAAAGATTTAATGAAGCTCTTAGACAAAAACGTATATCTAATGCTAAAGAACTTAGAGCGAATGACAACAATATACTACGCACAGAAACTTTTGATGCAGCATATAATGCAGCACTAAGCGCAGGGGCAAATGAAGATACTGCAAATTTAGCAGGGTATAATGCAGCTAACTTTGGTGACTTAGCCCCGGGAACAGGTGAAGCTTTTTTTGTTGAAGATATACGTCAACTAATTAAAGAAGGTAAGTATGCACAGGCAAGTGCTTTAAGTGCATTATTGGGTATTCCTATTTTTGGAAAATATATAAGTAAGTTTGTTAGGAAGAATACTTCTCTCTTAGATTGGACTACTACAGAACGTGGTAATATTCCTGAAGTTAAAGTAGATAGTCCTACAGAAGTAGATGTATTTGGACAAAAGGTACAACTAGACTATAAAGCAGGACTGCCATATAAAGAAACAACTAAGACAAGTTTTCTTGAATATAATGTTAATCCTATAAGTTTAAATTTAGGACAGAGGGAAAATTATTTAAAAAGGGAAGGTATAAGTACATACAGTCCTACCATAGAAGCTTTATACACTTTTCCTAATTATAAACAAGTATCTAATGAAAGAATAATTCAACCAGAGGAAATTCTTCAACATATAAAAAATATACCAGAAGATAATGCTGCGATATTAAACTCTATAAACACAGATAGAATATTTAACTATGATAATGTTTTTTACTTTGCTGATGAGGGAGTTATTCCACAAAAAGCATTTGAAGATAATTCATATTTTTCCTCAATTTTAAATAATACAAATAAAATACCTGAACTTCAAAAAGAAGTAGCTAGATATTCTACTCTTTATTCTGAAGCTTTACGTAATGCTAAACTAATGCCTGATGGAAATTATAGAGTAGAGTTTGGTTCAGAGTTTGATAAACCTTTTGAAATAATGAAACCTGAAGAATACAAAACTAGACTAAAAGATATAAACGATAAACATTTTAATTTTATAAATGAGTCTTTACAAAATCCTATAGATAATCCTTATTCTTTATCTACAAATTTTGAGGTAGATGTTCGTGGTGAAAAAGGATTTGCAGGGTTTGGAGCAACAGATAATCTTAGATATACACCCTATAGTGGTTATTTAAGAGATGAACCATTTTCTAATGATTTTTCAAATCTTAGGTATGGAGGAACGCAATCTCAAGAACAGCAAGGATTAATAATAAATAACCCTCCTGTTGAAGTAAAGATACCAATTGAAAGGGCTTTAGTTGGTAGTAGAAGAGGTGAAATAATTCTTAGACATTCTGCTGATATAGGAGAAATTGATAGAAGTTCTAACGTGTTATTTGAGGAAAGAGGAACTCTTCCATCAAGCATGCTAAGTTTATCTGAAGCATTAGCAGATTTAAAATTTGTTGATAAAAGACCTGAGTATAGTGATATTATTGCATTAAATGAAGATATACCAATTAATCAATTAAATTTAAAACTTATGTCTAATAACACAAATGCTGTAATTGCGTCAAAATTTATTTTTGAATCAATAGCAGGTGTTAGCGATTTATTTCCTAGTAATACTAAAATTAAAGAAACATTTGAATCTTATTTAGATAGTGTAGCAAAAAATAAAGCATTTGTTTCTGATTCTAGTGGGTATCCAAGTAAAAGCCCTGATGAATTAAAAGATATTTTTTATGCAGATGTAAGTATTGCTTATGCAAATGCTAAACTAAATGGGCAAAAAGAATTTTTTATAAAAGTTCCAAATAATTTTAATCGTAATATTAATCCTGAGAATAAAAAATATCAATCAAATTCTTTTATAAATTTTACACAAAAAGTAGATGAATTTGAGAAAATTGCTTTAAAAAATGCATCACGGTCAAAAAATTATTTAAGTTATTTAGGTTTAAAAAATATTGATACTCCAGAAAAACTTGTAAGAACAATACAATACTTACCTCGAAAATTAGAAGAATTAAGACAAGCTAATGCAAGAACAAAAAAATCTCGCCCAGTTACGCAGACACATGGTTTTGGTGTAGACCAATTAGGACACTTAAGATATAAACAATATGGAGAAGATGTTGTTATAGATGAAATACAGTTTGATGTTTTGCAAAAGATATTATCTGAAAGTAAAGATAAATCTATTAAAGAGTTAAGTAGCTTACCTTTTAACTACAAAAAACTACCTAATAATTTGCGAGACCTTATTAAAGAAGAAGGTATAGATAGAGTAAATCAATTAATTAAAGAAGGTAAATTTTCTAATAAAGGTATTGGTAAATATACTCAAATAGTTCCTACTAATGAATTAAGAAAAAATATAAATGTAAGTGAATCAGGTATAACTTCTTCTACTGGTTATTTTGATAAAACAGCTAATAAGTTTGTAGAGACACCAGATATTGCTGATATTAAGAGATATAAAAATTTTATTGATAATGAAAAAGAACTTGGAAAAGAACTTTATTTATTACAGTCTGAATTGTCTCCTAGTAAAATAGGAAGAACTGCTAGAGAAGAGGCTAAAGCAGAGTTAGGTTTAGTGAAAGGAATACCTCTTAATTCTTTAGAAGAAGGAGCAGAAAAACTTTTATTATCTCTTATACTTGATGCTAAAAAAGGAGGAGCAAAAAGAATAATACTTCCTCCTTTAGAAAAATTAGCTAATGCAAGAGGAGTAACTTTACAGAGTCGTAATGATAAACAATATAGATTTTCATTATTAGCTATAGATAGAATAAAAAAAGGAGATAATTTAGGAGAAGTTTTAAACACAGCCCAAGTATCTCCACTTTTAAAAGAAGGCTCAGAAAAATATTTTGAAATATATGAAAAAGCTTTTGACAGGGCTATTGCTAATCTTGTAAAAAAGTCAAATGGACAGATTAAACCTATACAGTTTAAAAAAGATAAAAGTCCAGTAACTTTAGAATATGCGTCTGACATATTTATTGATGAAGATTCTCTTAATAATTTAACTTACCATTTTGATGCGATTGAAGAAATGACTGCTAAAGAAACTGATAGTGTGTTTAGTACAGCAACTACTTTTTCTGAAAAACAAATTATAGCAAAAGAATATTTAAAAAGAGCTGCTCGACAAACAAGAGGTCCAGAAGATGTTAGGTACACTGGAGGTAAAACACAAATAATAGATTATGGAACAGAAACTAAAAATGAAACAGCTAAAAGATTGTATAAAACATTGATGAAAGAAGGTCCAGAAGTTTATCCTGAACTTACTATTATTAATAATAAAATGAAAGAAAACCCTAATGAATATTTTGCAGGAGCAAAACCCGGGACTACAGTAACTCCAAGTAATAGATTAAATATTCCAGACAGTGAAGAATTTTTTGTTGATATAGTAGAATTATATGAAAAAACAATGTTACAAAAAGCAAAAGATTTACGAATAAAAATATTTGAAGAATCAGGAAAAACAACACAAGAACCTGTAAAAGGTATAGATATTAGTGGCATCTTGAATGATGTTAAATTAGAGAATGTAACAGTCGGTATGGCAAAGGGAGGATTAGTCGATGCTAGGTAAACAAACTGAAATGGCTTTCATGCAAGATGGAGGCTTGAGGGATGATGGCATGAAGCGTGACCCTGTGAGTGGTAATGATATTCCTTCTGGTTCTCTTGCTGAAGAAGTTAGAGATGATATTCCTGCTATGCTAAGTGATGGAGAATATGTTGTACCTGCAGATGTTGTTCGTTTTTTTGGTGTAAAGTTTTTTGAAGATTTACGTATGCAAGCAAAAATGGGCTTGCAACAAATGGAAAAAAGTGGTAGAATAGGTGGAGAGCCTATTCCAGAAGAAAATGACCAGATGATGAGTCCTGAGGACGAGCAGATGATTATAGCAATAACTCCTGATATGAATGAAGGAGGAGTTGTTAAAGCTGCGGAAGGAGTTATGACCGATGCTGATATATATAAAGATGCTAAGTTAAAATCTCTAAGCCCCCTCTCAGGTTTTGGTTTTGTTGGCAGTAGTGTTTTTGGTGATAAAGTACCTACAGGTACAACTACTAGAACCTACTATCATCCTGATGGAAGAATACAGGTAGTACTCTATGATGCTAATGGCAACTTAGTTAATCCTTCTGATGCTGAGTACACAGAATCTCCTTGGTCACTTACTAAACCTGAAGCAGGAAGTCAAGATAATCTTGAAAAAACTCAACCTGTAGATGTCATTAGTGACAGAGGAGGAGTACAAGGTTTTATTGAAGATAAAGATAGAGGGATAGCAAAACCTTTTGAAGAATACTCTCCTATTGATTTTGGTAAAGCTGCACAATCATTTGATGGAAACCTTGCAAGTATTGCAGAGTTTACCCCTTTAGGTGCGATAGCAGGTATTTCTTTAGAAAAAGGTCAAGAAACTGCAAAAGCTATATTAGAGTCTAAACAATATAAAGGAAAGCCTTTAAGCAACTATGAAAGATTACAGCTAACTCGCTATTTAAATACACCTAAGCCTGAAAGCTTTTTAACTAATATTGTAAATAGATTAACAGGAAAAGAGGTAGAAGAAGAGGGTGGAGAAGGTGATATACTAACCTTTGAAGATATGAATGGTAATCCAGTTACAGGAACTTATGAAGAATTAATTAAAAAGTATCCTGTGCCAGAACTACCTGATTTATCTGCTAAGTCTCAGCTAAGAGATGGACAAGTGCCTACAGAAAAAGGACTTAAGCCTACTGCTCAAAGACAATTTGAAGCAACAGGTGTTGCTTTAACAAAGTATGGTAATGTGCAGTTTATGCCTAACGAGAATAATGTTAGAGACATGGACCTTATTAGAATGGAAGGTGCTGACGGTAAGGCACAGTTTATTAGACGATACGAATTGAAGAAGATGTTAGGTAAAGATAGAATCACCTCTACAGATATTCTTAACCTCGACCCTTCTAAGATAACTAGAAAACCTGCAGGAGATGATTTTTATAAAGATAGTATATTAGGTAAAGCTGACATTCTTGGTGGTGGTAAAACTATAGATGATATATTAGGAATTAACAGAACTGTACCTGAGTATAAAGATGATACTCCTGTTGTTAAAGAGGATAAAAAGAAGAAAGAAGTTGATTTATCAGGAGGTTCTACAGAAGCTGCAAAAACAACTATGAAGATTGCTAAGGGTGAACAAACTAAAAAAGAAAAACAAGATATAGATAAGCAAATAAAAGCGGCGCAAGACAAATATAAAAAAGCTAAAGAAGATAAAGATGAAAAAGAAAAGAAAAAATTAGGCACAGAAGCAATGCAACTAGCAGGTAAAGGTTACACAGGAGGAAGTGGTTTTACTAAAGGTGGACTAGCATCTAAACCCAAACCAAAACCAAAGAAGAAAAGAACTACAAAAGGATTAGGCACAAAACCTAAGGCTACCTGACAATCAAGTCAGCCCCAATAAAAGGAGAAAAATATGCCAGAACTAGCAGAAGTCGAACCCCAAACAACTGCAGGATTTGTAAGTAGAAGTCGTTCTAAGTACAAAGATAAGATTGAAAAAGATGAACAAGAGTTGAAGGAACTTATGGAAGGTAAAACTGAAGAAGCTCCTCCTGCTGAAGAAACAGAGGCAAAGCCTGAAGAAGTTTTAAACGATGAAGAGAAATCTTTTAAAACACGGTATGGAGATTTGCGTAGACACTCTCAACAAAAAGAAAAAGAATACGCAGAAAAAATAAAAAAACTAGAAGAAAAGCTAGGTCAAACAGAACATCTTGTTCCTCCTAAGTCTGATGAGGATATTGCAGCATGGGTAGAAAAGTATCCTGATGTTGCAGGTATAGTAGAAACTATAGCTGATAAACGAGCTAAACAAATGTTTGACAAAGCAAATATACAAATTGAAGAACTGACTAGAGCAAGGTCAGAGGCAACAAGGAGTCAAGCAGAAAATGAAATTAGGGAACATCATAAAGACTTTGATAAGCTACGTAACTCTGAGGAGTTTCATAACTGGGTTGAAGAACAGCCTAAATGGATTCAGGAAGCTCTTTACAAAAATACTGATGACCCTGCCAGTGTTATTAGGGTCTTGGATTTATATAAAGTTGACAATGGGCTTACTCCCAGTGATAAGAAAAATAAAAGAAAAGCTGCGGCTTCCTTAGTAAACAAGGGTTCAAAAACCCAAGTAGATGCTGAAGAACTTGCAGATACAATTAAAGAGTCAGATATTGAAAAAATGTCTGATAGAGAATATGCTGCAAATATTGATAAAATAAATGTAGCTAGACGTTCTGGTAAAATCATTTATGATTTATCAGGAAATCGTAGATAAATTGTTGACAAATAACATTTTATCTGTATAACTAGTGACTAAGACACAAAGCCTCTTATTAGACTACCTTTATGTCTTAGTTTAAATTCGAGTCTAAACCTTAACTACGACTACCTATATAAGTATAGACCCATTGGTTACAAGATTAGCTATCGAATAACCGTATGCACTCTAGAAAATATAGCCTCTACGTATAATGTTTAGCTTTTAATCGAGCCAAACCTATTATAAGGAGGATTTATTATGGCTTTTCAAACTACGTCAGGTTACGGCAATTTACCTAATGGTAATTTTAGTCCGATAATCTACTCCAAACAGGTACAGCTTGCATTCCGCAAAGCTACTGTTGTAGGAGATATTACTAACTCTGACTATTTTGGGGAAATTTCTAATCAGGGCGATACCGTCAGGATTATTAAAGAACCTGAAATTTCAGTTAAAGAGTACGCAAGAGGTACTCAAGTGACTGCACAAGACCTCGATGACGAGGACTTCCAACTTGTTGTTGATAAAGCAAACTACTATGCTTTTAAAATGGATGACATTGAGGAAGCACACAGTCATGTAAACTTTATGGACCTTGCAACTGATAGAGCCGCTTATAGGCTTGCTGACCAGTATGACCAAGAAGTTCTTGGATATCTATCAGGCTTTAAACAATCATCTATAAACTCTAAAGCAGATACTGTGAATGACCAAGTTAATGGTTCAAAAGCAGTAAGCACTGCAGGTTCTGATGAATTGTTGTCAAGCATGAAATTGATTAAGAGTTCATTTGGTCAAATTACAACATCAAGTGCAGGAGACCATTCTATTCCTCTTGCAAATGTTCCTAATGGTGCTACTTCTCTTCCAACAGGAACTGTGAGTCCAACACAAGTTGTCAATAGAATGGTTAGACTTTTAAACCAACAGCAAGTTGATACTCAGGACAGATGGTTAGTTATTGACCCTGTATTCATGGAACTGCTATCTGAAGAAAACTCTAAGTTAGTTCATGCTGACTATGCAGACGCTTCTGTAAAGAATGGTCTTGTAATAGGTAACTTAGCAGGTTTTAGAGTTTATGTTTCTAGCAACTTACCATCTGTAGGTACTGGTCCGGGAACATCAGGTTCAGCAAACCAGAACTCAAACTTTGGTGTTATTGTTGCAGGTCATGGCTCTGCTGTCGCAACTGCTGAACAACTCAGCAAAACTGAAACTTATCGTGACCCTGACAGCTTTGCTGACATTGTTCGTGGTATGCACCTATATGGCAGAAAGATACTTCGTCCAGAAGCTATCGTAACTGCTAAATATAACATAGCGTAAGGGAGGGTACTGATATGGCAACTTTTGACTTAACAGCAAAATCAACCACTGGTGTTGGTTCTAACTCTATCGCAACTCTACCTTCACATCAAGGTACACATATGCCTCAAACAATCCAAGAGTATTTGGATATTGACGCTTTAATAGCAGCAGGTAATTCTCTTGCTAATGGAGATGTCTTTCAAATGCTTGAGATTCCTGCAGGATGCTTAGTGCTAAACGCAGGAGCAGAGGTAATGAAAGCATTTACTTCTAGCTGTACCTTAGACATGGACTTTGACGGTGGTGATGACATCATTGATGGTGCTGACATTACCTCAACAGGGTTCTGTGCTGCAGGTACAAATGGTCAAACAAATACTGTTGTAGGAAGTGCTGCTTCAACGTACACTCAGTTTATCAGCACTGCTGATACTATTGACTGCACGATTGCAGGTGCTGCTCCTGCTACAGGTAGACTACGTGTCTATGCAACTGTGATTGACTGTAATGACCACGGTGCTGTGGATAGAGCAACAGAAGTCGATAGAGACTTTTTAGCTTAATTTAAAAACTTCAGGGGCAGGGAAATTACTCCTTGCCCCTACGAGAATGAAAGGTAAAGAGTGGCTACAACATACATTACATTAGTTAATGACCTTCTTAGAAGGATGAATGAAGTCACTCTTGATACCTCAGGTGATGGTTTTAGCACGGTTAAAAATGTTCAGGCTATTGCTAAAGATGCAATTAATAATGCAATAAGAGAAATTCTACAAGACGGACATCAGTTTCCGTTTCTTAAAACTACAACTACACAAACACTTACAGCAGGAACAGGAACATATGATTTTCCCACTGACTTAGCTAGTGCAGACTGGGATACATTTTATCTACAAAAACTAGACAGTCAGAATAACTCTGCAAAATCTATATCAACAATTACTTTTGATGAGTATGTAAGATTTTATAAAGCAATAGAAGAAAACTCTGGTAGTGAAGGCAGGACTGTGCCTAACCTTGTATATCAAACTTCTGAAAATAAGTTTGGTGTTACACCACTTCCAAATGCAGCTTATGTAGTAGAGTATGTTTATTATAAATTCCCAAATGATTTAGTGGCATTTGATGATACGATGATTATACCAGATAGATTTAAATATATTATCATAGATGGTGGTATGACTTATATGATGAGATTTAGGTCTAATGAACAATCAGCACAAATACATCAACAAAAATTCTCAGAAGGCATTAAAACAATGCGTAGACTGCTATTGGATGACCCACTAGCAGTAAGGTCTAGTATGATAACTAGACCTAAATTTGCATCTCATATGTTAAGTACGTTTAGCTAGTGTTGAGTTTGTGATATGGCAGATGCAGTATCTACCTTTAAAGCAAACTGTAGAGGCGGTTTAAATACTGGTGCAGATGTTCTTACTCTAGGACAAGAAAGTCCGGGGTCTGCTACACAGTTATTAAATTATGAACCTAACCTTGAGGGTGGCTATAGAAGACTTTCTGGATTTGCTAATGATTTAGGCACAGTTCCCGGAACTGGTTCAATACTGGGTGTTGCTGTAGCTAATGGTGTTAATCAAGGAATACTAGCCTGTAGAACACCTTCTTCAGGAAATAATTATCTTCATCATTGGAGTTTTTATTTCACTGTACCAGTTACTTCAGGGCAAGGAACAAACTTTACTGTTGGAGAAACAGTAACAGCCGTAACAAGTTCTAGTGATAGCACATCTACAGGTATTTCAGGAACTGTAAAAGCAAGAGCTTCTGCTTCTTTAACTATAGATTTTGGTAGAATACCAACTTCTGTTTTTGCAACAGGTAATGTTCTTACAGGAGGAACATCAGAAGCAGAGACAACAGTAACTTCTACTCCTACTGTAGTGGGTTGGACTGCAGTAACTACAAGTGGCTCACCAACTATGACAGGTGTGAGTAAAGTTAGATTTACGGAAATAAACTTTGGAACTCCTAAAGTTATATTGACAGATGGTATTAATCCTGCAGCTACATATGATGGTAGTACATATACGCAGATAACAGATTCGAATGCACCAACAGACCCTACAATGTCTGCAGAGTTTCAGAACCATTTGTTTCTTGCAGGAGACCCTGCACAAGTTAGTAACTTATTCTTTTCTGCTCCTACTGCAGAAACCGATTTTAGTCCTGCTAATGGTGGTGGAGTTATAAATGTAGGTTTTGAGATAGTTGCTATAAAGAAGTTTCGTAACGTACTATACATATTTGGTACAAATAATATTAAAAGATTAGTAGGAGAAAACTCTGCTAACTTTACGTTAGAAACAGTTACTTCAAACTTAGGGTGTCTAGCAACAGATAGTGTGGTAGAATTAGGTGGTGACTTACTATTCTTAGCACCTGACGGTATTAGACCTATTGGTGGTACAGCAAAGATTGGTGACGTTAATCTTGAAACAATTTCTAAGAATATACAGTCTACAGTTACAGGGATAATAAACGCAGAAGACTTAACTACTCTCTCGTCTGTAATAGTTAGGAGTAAGTCACAGTTTAGATACTTATTTTCAGGGTCTTCTTCTCAAGGAATATTAGGAGGACTGAGAGAAAAAGGTGGGAATATATCTTTTGAGTTTACTCAAACTTTTGGTATAGAATGTACATGTGCAGATAGTGGATATATAGGTCAAGAAGAGTTTATAATACATGGACAATCTAATGGTAAAGTATATAGACAAGAATCTGGTAATGCTTTTGATACGAGTAATATATTAAGTATATTTAAAACTCCTTTTATCTATATGGATAATCCAGAGCAAAGAAAAACTTTTTATAATGCTTCTACCTATATGAGTGCAGAGGGTAACTTTTCGATAGCATTGTCTGTAACATATGACTACGATAATACAGATGTAGCAACTCCTGATAACTTATCGCTTTCTACTTCAAGTCCGGGAGCATTTTTTGACAGAGGAACAAACGTGGCTGTTTTTGATACTAGTGATATATTTGATGGTAATCCATCTCCTGTGGAGTCTGTTACTTTTTCTGGTTCAGGTAAAGCACTAGCTCTTACGTATGTTACAGATGATAAAAATGAAAGTCACAGTATACAGGGATTTACAATTACTTATGGATTGGGGGATGTAAGGTAATGGCAGGTTATGCAAGGACAAATACTGCAGATATTCAGTCAGGTCAGGTTGTAAAGTCTGCTCCGATTAATGCAGAATTAAATGCAATCGTTACAGCATTTGCATTCAGTGGTGGACATAACCATGATGGTTCATCTACTGAGGGTGCATATGTAGGACTTATTGCAGATACTGATGCTTTAAATAAAGTTGTAGTTGACACAAGTAATAATAGAGTAGGTTTCTTTAGTGAAGTTAGCAGTGCTGCAGTTGAGCAAATAAGAATACAAGATGGTTCTATACTTCCTGTCACAGATAATGATATAGACTTAGGTGCTTCAGGCACAGAATTTAAGGACTTGTACCTTGATGGTACAGCCCATGTAGATACCCTAGACGTAGACGAGAATGCCACTATAGCAGGAACTTTGGGGGTTACAGGGGCTGTTACAGCTAATGCAGGGGTTGTAGTAGATAATATAACTATTGATGGCACAGAGATAGATTTATCATCTGGAGACTTGACATTAGATGTTGCAGGTGATATAATACTAGATGCAGATGGAGCAGATGTTCTTTTAAAGGATGCAGGAACACAATATGCTGCTCTAACAAATAGTTCAGGTAATCTTATAATAAAGTCTGGTAGCACTACAGCATTAACATTTAGTGGTGCTAATGTTACTGCAGCAGGTGAAGTCTCAATGACCACCTTAGATATAGGTGGAACAAATGTTACCTCTACTGCAGCTGAGTTAAACATTCTTGATGGTGTAACTGCAACTACCTCTGAGTTAAACATTATGGATGGAGTTACTGCTACTACATCCGAACTCAATATTATGGATGGGGTAACATCTACAACAGCAGAACTTAATATAGTAGACGGTGATACTTCAGCTACATCTACTACTGTCGCAGATGCTGACAGAGTAGTAATGAATGACAACGGTACTATGGTACAAGTTGCTGTAACAGACTTAGCTGCATACTTTGATGATGAGATTACAGCCATGCCTAATCTTGTTACAACAGCGGCTACAACTGTAGGTGCATTAGATAGTGGTTCTATTACATCAGGCTTTGGTAATATAGATATTGGTTCTGATAATCTTACAGCAACAGGTACAGTATCTTTAGGTGCTACATCTTTTAACGATAACGCTATCACTAATGTAGGTGACATTGCCCTTGACTCTATCAGTGCAGATGGCACAGACATCAATGTAGCTGTATCTGATAACTCAGCAACAGCATTTACGATTAAACAAGGTTCTGATGCTTATTTAATTATTGACACAGCTAATAGTAGTGAGTCAGTCTCTATTGGTACAGGCATCTCAGGTACAGCCATAACAATAGGACATGGTACTTCTGAAGTAACAATAGGTGATAATCTTACTGTTACAGGAAACTTAACAGTTAGTGGAACACAGACAGTTGTAGATACTGTCACAATGAATGCACAGAATGCTATTGTATTTGAAGGTGCTACTGCAGATGCTCACGAAACAACACTAACAATAACAGACCCTACTGCAGACAGAACTATAAAGCTACCTAATCAATCTGGAACATTACCAGTATTAGCTGCAGACAGTGATACAGCAATTACTTCTACTCCTGCAGAATTGAATATATTAGATGGTGTGACAGCCACAACTGCAGAACTTAATATTCTTGATGGTGTAACATCTACTGCTACTGAACTTAACATAGTAGATGGTAATACATCAGCAACATCAACAACAGTAGCTGACGCAGACAGAGTTGTTTTAAACGATAATGGCACAATGGTTCAGGTAGCTGTTACTGACCTTGCAGCATATTTTGATGACGAAATAACTGCAATGCCTAACCTAGTAACTACTGCTGCTACTACAGTTGGAGCATTAGACTCAGGTAGTATTACAAGTGGCTTTGGCACAATAGATACAGGGTCTTCTACAATAACAACTACAGGTCTTATTACAGGTGGCTCTCTTGATATAGATGATGTTCTAATCAATGGCTCTACAATAGGACACACAGATGATACAGACCTTATTACTTTAGCCAATGGTGTTGCAACAGTAGCAGGTGAATTATCTGTAACTACTCTTGATATTGGTGGTACAAACGTAACAGCAACTGCTGCAGAACTTAATGTATTAGATGGCATAGCGTCTATAGACACAGATATAAGTTCTGTATCAGGTAGTGATGACACCCTAGCTTCTGCTAAAGCTATTAAGACTTATGTAGATGATAACAGAAATGTGACAGGTCTTAATGCTACAGGTGCTGAATTAAATACTGTCGCTGATAACTCTGCAATAAGTGTTGACACAAGCACAGCCGTTGCTAACAATGATGGTATCTTAATGTTTGATACATCAGCTACTGCAGCAAAATACTTTGACGTAGATTTGTTAGATACATACTTTGCAGGTACAACAAAGACTCTAACTAACAAAACACTTACTGCTCCAAAGTTTGCTGATGGTGGATTTATAGCTGATGCTAACGGTAATGAACTTATTATGCTACAGACTGCTTCTTCTGCAGTTAATCAATTAGAGGTAACAAACTCAGCCTCAGGTGGTTCAGTAGTTGTAGGAGCATCAGGAGATGACTCAAACATAGATATTGACATATCACCAAAAGGAACAGGTGAAGTTAATATAGCTGCGAGTAACTTAAACTATGGAGGAACAGCAGTTACTTCTACAGGTGCAGAGTTAAATTTAGTTGACGGTTCTTCTGCAGGAACAATAGTAAATAGCAAAGCAGTCATCTACGGTTCTAGTGGTGAAGTCAATGCTACTACTTTACAAATAGGAGGAACTTCTATAAATGCTACTGCTGCGGAGTTAAATATTATGGACGGTGGTACAGCTGCTTCATCTACAACTCTTGCAGATGCAGATAGATTAGTAACAAACGATAATGGAACAATGAAGCAGGTTGCATTAACAGATTTAAAAACATATTTAACTAGTGCAGGGTTTACTACAGATGACCCCACCGCACTTGCGATAGCCCTCGGATAGTTAGGAGAAAGAGATGGCAAATACATTTAGAGTGGTAACATTCGCAGCAGAGCCAAACGCTGCAGGTACACCTTATACTATTTATACAGTCCCCGGAAGTACAACAACCGTTGTAATTGGATTAATATTAACTAATATACACACTTCTCAAGTAACAACAGAAGTTGAGCTTGTTAGTACTACATCAGGTGGTGGTAGAGCCGCAAACAATGGAACTTCTTTTTTAGCTAAAGATGTGCCAATACCTGTAGGGTCTTCACTAGAATTATTATCAGGTGGTAAGGTTATACTAGAAACTGGAGATTTATTAAGAGTAGATTGCTCAGTAGCGGATAAACTTTCAGGCACACTTAGTATCATGGAGATAACATAATATGCCATATATCGGAGTAGAACCAGAGTCTAACTTTCAAACTGCTCCTGCTGTTGTTAGGTTCAGTGGTGATGGTTCAGACACTACATTTGACTTAGGTAGAACGATTGGCTCTGTACAAGACATACTTGTATCTGTAGATGGTGTTGTACAGGATACTACAGCCTATAGTGTACCTGATGGTTCAACATTAACATTTACTGCTGCACCTTCTTCTAACTCAGGTAATAATATCTTTGTATACTTCCTAGAGGTAGGTGGAGCTACAGTAACACCTGCAGCAGAAAACAAAGGTAACTTTAAAAATGGTGGTATGTTTAGAACTAATGCACAAAGCATGGATATAAGCACAACTATATTAGCCAC